CTAACGTTCGCGCGCGGCCAACGGAGCACTTCCCCGGTCACCCCGCACCGGCACTCTGGGAATCGATGGAACGGCAGCCGACACGAACAGATCGTCCAGCATGGACGTCACCGCGGCGCCGTTGCCGTACGCGCCGCTCACGTTGGTCAGCCGGTTGCCCGCGATCGCCAGGTCGGTGATGGAAGATCCCCCACTCCAGGACAGCAGGTACCCATACGTCGATCCCGTGCTGTCCGGAGCGGTCAGCCGCACGTCGTTGTTCCGAATCGACAGCCCCGCAATGTCGTAGGCCGTCTTGCGCGGGGTGGTGGAGCTGCCCGTCGAGTCCACTGCGATGGCGTAGCGGATGCCGCCCCCGCTCGCGCGTCCGAAATCGATCACCGTGTTGCTTTCCAGCACAGTCTGATTCACGCCCCACGGCGAACCGATGAACGTGAACGCCGCGCCGCCCAGCCCGATCACCGTGTTGTTGCGGATGGATAGCCGGTCGGTGTTCGACAGCCTGGTAAACGTGGATTGCGAGGTGTTGGGCTGCCCCGACTCCATCACCGTGTTGCCCGAAATGTCCGAGTCCTTCAGGGCGCCCCGGTAAGTGAAGTTGCCCGAGTCGTCGCGTGGCTGCGAGATTCCCCAAGGGGTGATGTTGGCCCCCGGCAGCACCGACAGGCCGATCTGGTTGCCGTCGATGTGAATCCGGCTGAAGTCGGCGAACCCGGCGGGGCTGAATTTCACCCCCGCCACGGCCTGCGGGAATACGTTGTCCACGACGTCGATGTCCGTCAGGTCCGTGGTTCCGGAATCGTTCGCGATCCAGATAGCCGGGTGCCCCTTCTCGATGTAGTTGCCCCGCGCGATGGAGTTCGACCCGTGCAGTTCGATCCCGCCGTTCATCGGGTTGCCGGGGCGGGGCCAGTTCGAGTGGTAGATCTGGTTGTACTCAATCACCGAACCTGTCGCCGCAGTGTAGATTGCCGAGAAGTCGTCCTGGTTGGTGTTGCCCGAGAGGGTCGTGCCGCCGCCAAAGATCTTGCTGTGGCGTACGGTAAACCGCGCCGGCACGGCCTCCGCGGCAAGGTTACCGGCGCTGAAGATGTTCCGGCCCGGCGAGTCGAGTACCGTTACGCCGTCAATCGTCATGTCGCTGCATGAGCTGCACCAGACGACCATCGCGGGGTGGTAGCCGCCCAATGGCGTCGGATTGCTGGTCCCGTTCATGTCGATGGCGCAGCCGGCGATGACGGTGCCGCTGGTCTCGTGCGCCAGGAAGACGCTGGCACCGTTCGGCCCGCCCCCATTGAGTGCATTGTCGGAGAGCCTTAGTGTGGCGCCCGGCTGGCAGAGGATCGTCTGGTTGCTGTGCAAGTACGCCACGATGGCGTTGTTCTGCCAGATCGTGGCATCGTAGGATCCCAAGGGATAGGCCGCGCCGTTCACGCACGACGGAATGATCACCGATCCGCCAGTGGCAATGGCGGCGCGCAGGGCCGGTGCTGCGTCGGTAATACCATCGCAGAAGGCGCCGAAGTCCTGGGCATTCACAGCGTCCCAAAACCCGTCCTGTATAGCGGCGTCTCTTGCCAGCACGAACCCGCTGCCCCGGGGATTCACGTCAGGCGTGGGACGCACCGCTGCCGGCTGGGCCAGTAGGGCCGTGGCCGACAGAAGGGTGATCACGAATTGGGTGATCTTGGTCACTGTTGGTCTTCTTGGTGTGGTTAATGGTATTTTCGGCTGGTTATCGTCCGCATTCAACCCTAGGACGTACCATTACTAGGGCCGTTCACCTGCTGCGAGTAGGAGGCCATCGGGGGGAACTGACGGACCGGCGGAGTGACTGCGCCATACGCGGCTGATCGTCGGCTGTACGCTCGAGTAGTCCGGGGACGCTGCCGGCGTATCCCGGGACCTTCGGCTAGAGACATCCACCCGCCGCGATTGCTGGATTGAATGCGAAGAGGCTTACATTCGGATCGAAAGCAGACGCAATGATTGGCTGGCTATGATTCCAAAGCAGTTATTTCCAGGTGCCACCTTGAGCCAGTCCGACTCCACAACGCCCCGGGCAGCCGAGATCTCGGCTGGGCAACCGGTTTCCCGCTCGGCCGCAACGGCTGCCTCGGCGAGGCAGCGCGGGACCGCCAGTTGATCGGGCGTCATGGCTTCCTCACATGCAGCGCGTAGAACAGCGCGCCGGTGGCTTGGTCGGCCAGGCGCTGGCCGAACTCGACGTGCATGGCCATGAGCTGGTACCCCACCAGATCAGGACCATCAGCACAATGACGCGGCCGGCCTCGCGTTCCAGGAACTCCGCGAGGCCGGCGCCGACTTGACGCAGTAAATCCGATATCATCGTCAGACCTCCCGCGCTGCGCTCTATTTGAAGTCCGCCCCAATCGCGAACCCGAACGTGGGGGACACGCCGGCTCCATTGATCTGCTGGATATCCACCGTGCCGCTCACGTAGGAATTGGGGATCGTGCTGAACAGCTTCAGGAACGGAAACTTGTTGGCGGCTCCCGCGAGGAACACTTTGATGCCCCCACCGCCTCCGAAAACCGCCGTAGCGGAACCGTCGCCAGTGGCCACTCCCGCTTTGGCGGTGGCAAACAGGCCAACCGTACCGTGGGGGCTACTGTAGAAGAACCGCTTCACGCCGGTCGTAACGGTAGCGAGCTTGCTGGTCATGTTCAGCGTGGTTTCGTTGTAGGTCTTCTCGGCGATCTTGGTATCGAAGAATCCGCCTCCCTTCATCTGTGGGGTGTCGTAGTGATTGAAACCCAAGAAGGCGCCGGCAGAGTACATCGGGCCAGGGGTCGGGTTGGTGGAAGACGTGCCTACCTGCGCAAATGCGGAAACCGCCAGGAGCGCGAGCAGGGCAGTAGTTACAGCGATTCGAAGGTGCGTCATGTTGGATTGTCCTTTCTGAATTGGCGCCCGGATCTCCGGGCGCGATGGAATTACAGGAATCTCGCGCCGACTTTGCCGGCCGTCTCCAGCCACGCCTTCATGCGCTGCCAGAATGTCTTGGGCTTCACAAAGTCGGACGTAGCGGTGTGGACGTCGCCGGCAATGGCATCGGTGCTCTTGCCAATGCCAACTGCTGATTCAGCGAGCTTGGGTGCAGCCTTTCCGACAGCGTCGGAAGTTTCAGCCACACCGCGCGCGGCGACCGTAGCGGAACCGACGAGAGCCTTCACGTCCCAGTACACGTCGTCCCAGGAATCCTTCACGTCCGATTCCAATGCCACAGCGCCATCGACCGCGGGCTTCACGTCGTTTCGCAACGCCTCGACCGTGCCTAGCGCGGTGTCCGCGCACGCCAGCGTATCCCCCAGGCGCCGGTCTGCCATGCTGCGGAATCCCGCGATTTGCCGGAACGATTCGGATTGGATCGTGGTGAACTGGGCGTCAGCTTTCCCCAGGAGGTCCTTGCGCGCTGCCTCGACCTGGTTGCTCAGGTCGGCGCGGGTCGCGGCTATCTCGGCCAGCAGCGCCGCACGCGTAGGCTGGATTTCGACAGAAACGCCCGTGGGTAACGCCCGGGCGGCCTGTGTGGCGGCGTGTAGCAGGAGGATGGCCTGGACTGCCACTCCTGTGAGTGCCGCCAACAGGGCGCACGACAAAGCCAACCTAAGCCGTTGCACGATTCGTCACCTCCATACAGGAATCCAAGAATGCCGTGGGGTCGACCAGATCGGCGCGCCGCATGAACGGCGGGTGGTTCCGGTCGGTGAGTGGGCCCTGCGCCGTGCCGGCGAACAGTTCCAAGTGCAGCATCGACTGCGCCACAGTCTGCATCTTGCCGACGTACCCGAGGACCTGGCCGGCCTTTACCGCCACTCCTGCCGCGATCCCCTGGGCCGCGTGCGAGATCTCGCCGTAGCGAACGATGCCGCTGGGGTGCTGGACCTCGAGCGCGTAGACGACGTCGTAGAAGAGGTATGGGTCGCGGATGACCGTGCCATCCTCGACCGCCAGCACCTCCGTCCCGGCCGGGGCGTAGAGATCACACCCCGCGTGTTTCCGCGCCCCATGATCGCGGGAGGCGCCAAAGGAGCGCGGCGGCTCCTTATAGCTCTCCTTCGGGCGCACGTGTAGTGGAAAAGCAGGCATTCGAGTTTCTTCTTTTGGGTTACAGAACTAGCGCGGAGGTCTCTCGTTCCATGCGACGGTCGCCAGCCCCATCGCGGCGCCCGCACCAAGGAGCGCCCCAGCCAGCCTGCCCGGACCGTAGTTGGCGGTCGCCACGGCGTAGGACAGATTGACTGAAAGGGCTTGGGTCGTCATCTTGAGTTCCGCACTCGCCTCGGTGTCGGAGATTCCCTGGAATCCTTCCGTGGCGCAGATCACGGTCTCCAGGAACAGGACCGTGCTGGAGCCGATGAGGGTTCCATCGGCGGGGACCGGCGTCGGAGCAGATCCTTCCAAGTGCGACCAACCGGAGGCTCCGGCCGCCACGTGCGCGGTCGCCTGCGCGACGGCTAACGTCGAGCTGGGCTGCGGAGTGCCGTCCAGATCGAACCCGTCCCCCGCCAGGACGGTGCCGCCGGCCACGAACACCACCTGCGTGTCGGCCTCCGTGGCGCACGCCCCATCGGCTTCACCAGAGCAGGCGAGAAGCGAGTCAGCCGCGCCCGAGACGCTCGACATTGCGGCCGAGGCCGACGCGCCCGTCTTGAGATTCGCGCCCTGGATCGCGGAGGCCGCGGACCCTCCTGCGAGCGTTTCCGCGTCGTCCACGAGAACGTAGCCGCCGAGGCCCTCCACGGGGGCTTGGCTGACCGTCAATGCCTCGACCAGGTAGCTGGCCCCTGCGTCTCCGGTGAGGGAGTTGTTGCCCCACGCCGGCGCGAAGATCCGCATCGTTGGAATACCAACGAGCGTCGACCCGGCGCCCTCGAGAGTGCCGGTGGTCCAAACAATGCGATTCCCCTGCCCGGCAGCATCGCCCGCGCCAGCCAGGACGCCGGTCGCGACCGCCCGCCGTATGGCTGCGCCAGTTGTCGCGCTGTTCCCCGCGAGCGCGCCGGTCGGGAGCGCCACGCGAATCCCGTCGCCCCCGGTTGCGCTGGCGCCGTCCATCGCGCCGGTCGCGACCGTCAGCAGCATGCCGGCCGCCGTGACCAGCGAATCGCCATCGGCCTCGCCCAGCGCTGTTACGGCGTTTGTCTTGGGAAAGACGAACTGCTCGGAAATCGAATCGATGAAGGGGCCAATCGCGATGGAAACGCGGTGGCGGGTGCGCTTCGGCCTCTGGCCCGGCAGGAGCCTGGTGCCTGGCACGATCAGCGTCGAGACCGTGCCGTCGAGCGATCCCTCGCCATCGAGGGTACCGGTGGCCGAGGCAATGCAATCGGCCTGCCCGGCGAGGTCGCTGGTGCCAGTCAGGACGTCGGTTACATCTTCCCACCGTATGGCCGCGCCAGCTATCGTGCTGGTTCCCGCGGCCGTCCCGGCCGGGAGCACCAAGCGAAGCGCCCCGCCCGTCAGCGCCGAAGCCCCATCCGCCTCGCCCGACGCGCTTACGGGGGCGCCAGGGAAGACGAAGTTCTCGGACAGCGACTCGATGACCGCGCCAATGGCGGTGGAAACGCGGTGGCGAGTGCGTTTCGGCTTCTGGCCGGGCAGTTGCCTGATGGACATGAGCGATGGGTCCTACCCTTGGGCGATAGCGATGCCGCCCTTGATGTCGCCGGTCGAAGTCGCGCCCGCCAGGCAGAACACGAACAGGCACGCGCTGGTGTAGATCGTCGGCAGGCCCAACGCGAAGGCGTCGAGGTTGTCGCCGCTTGCTGCGGTCATGCAGACTATCTCGCCCAGGCGCCGCAAGATCGTCAGCCCGAAGTTGCCGGCCGTGCCGGTGGTCCCGGAAAGCTGAACGCTCGTAATGGAACGAACGCCCGTCGATCCCGCGGCGAGGGGGACAGCCTGCATCTGGCCGGCAACCGGCGATGCCTGGAACGGGAACGTGGTGGTCTGAGGGTTGCCGCTCTGATCGTTGTAGCTGACGGTCAGATTCACCGAAGAAGAACCTGTGGCCGTGTACCATTCGATCCACAGTTCGTTATTCGCGCCCGAGTTGTCGGGCCGAGTCAGCGCCGGTGGGCCGGTGACGCTTTGCACGCCGGTGTTTGTTCCCGAGAATCCCGAGTTGTGGTAGAGGCGGTCGGCCAGCGCGATGCAGAGCGGTTGGGTCGTGCCCATCGCCTGCAGGCGCGCGAGATAGCTGGTGATGCCGGCGCCCGCGTCGGTAAAGGCAATCGCGCCGGTCGTGGAAGACGTTGGGACCACACCGGCCGTCGATCCGGCGGCGGCTCCGGCGGCCGGCTCGCCTGCCGCGGTCCACATCGACTGCCACGCGCCGATGGCTTTGGTCGACATGCTCTGCTTATAGAACCGCTTCTGCTGCGCGACCGCGATTGCCGCAACTAGAAGGTCCATCGTTGTGATTGCCATAAGTCGTCCTGTTGAGTTTCTACTGCTGGTAGATTTCGATGCGCCCCACAATTCCGAAAGGATATGAGGGCGATGCAATGCACGCTTCCGTCATCAGGAACAGGCACGATCCGTTGTCGATGGTCGGCAAGCCCAGGTCGAGCGCATCGAGGAACTCGCCCTCCATGAAGTTGTAGGTGTACTGGGCGATCTCGCGCAAGATCAGGACCGTGCCCTGCCGGGTGTTGGGATAAGTCGAAAAGCCGGAGCTAGCTATCGAAACAATCGATTGCACGCCGGAATCGCCGCTCACACGGGGGACCTGCGCCGTGCGCCCACCGGATGAATCGCCGCTCGTCGACGAGAGACTGAACGCAGTTGTGGTGGCGTTGTTTCCGCTCTGGTTTACGTAAGTGATGGTGATAGAACCTTGCGGAAAACCCCCACTGTCCTCTTCGAACCAGAGTTCGTTCCCGATCCCGTTGGCCAGACCCCTGGTGACAGTCGGACCGTTCAGCGTGGTGGTCTGGCTCGCGCCGTTGAAAGTCACGCCGGCATGGTAGAGCCGGTCGTACAAGCGAAGCGCGACACGAGCGGGGTAATAGCCCGCCGGGCTTTGAACATAATACGATTGGCGCGCATGCATCTTGCCAAGATAAAGCTGCTTGCCCGCGGCGGCGTCGACGAGGGGGAACGCGCCAGTTGTCCCGCTCGTCGGGATGGCACTCGACGGGTTGGTGTTGCCCGCAGGCGGCAACCCGCCATAGCCCCACAGCGAGAACGTGCTGCCCTTGTTCCACGCGCCGAGCGAATTGCCGGAGAACCCATACAGAAAGTTGAGGATCTGTCGGGTGATCGCGGCGTTCGACAGAGTCGTTTGATTGGTGATCGCCACGGTGGGGATTAGCTCTCGGTGACCGTGATGCCACTGATGGCGAACGTCAACTGGTCGCCGGAGTTGATTGTTTTGCTCGCCGTCAGGTTGCCGTAGTAGAGCAGGTTGCCGTTTGTTTGCGCGTCGAAGATGCCAAAGGCAGTGATGGTGCCCCAACCCGCGGACGCCTGCGGGAAAGTGCAAGCCCCGGAGTTGGTAAGCGCGCCGTTAGTGGGCGCTCCGAATGTGCACGCGGTGCGCTGGTATGATCCGCCCGCGACTTCCGTGCCGCCGCCGGTGGGGCCGGGCGCGGCGGTGTAAAGCGCCACGTACACCGCCGAAGGGGACGTGTACGGAACGGCGGCCAGAACCGCCTGTAGAACTGCATTGTCGAGGTAATAGCTTTTCGCCATGGGAAGATCTCTCCTTGAATGTTCAGAACGTCAGGCTGGTCGGGCCGGCGACGGTATAGCCCGCGGTGCTTCCGCGCGTGGCATCGAATACGTTGCGGAACAGATACGCGCCGAGTTGCTGCTCGGCCACCACGGTCGCCAGGTTCATTTCCGCGTGGTCCTGCGGAACGATCTTGTAAGTCGAGATGGTGACCAGGCCGGACGGCAGGCTCGTCAGGAACCCCATACTGTTGACCAGAGTCACGAGCGCCAGGTCGCCGACTGGAGCACGGTCGAACATCGCCCCCCAGTTGACGGCCATCCCGGTCGCCGGGTTGGTCCAATCGATCAGAAGCGAGCCGGCCTTGATGGTCGGCGTGGACCCAGCCGAGGCCGTGAGGGACGCTGGGAGCGCCCCCCAGTAGACCATGGAACCGTCCGCGGCGAGGCAGATCGCAAAGTAGTAAGCCGTGCCCCAGGGGGCCGCTCGCGGTCCACACGATGTCGCTCTGGTTCGAAGCGCAGAGGTTGAGGATCGTCGCGAGCGTGATGCTCTGACGCGAGTAGCCGTTGCCGCTCAATTCCACGCCGGCCGCGTTGCCCTCGGGGCACCGGGTGTACAAGGCAATCGACAAGGAACTCGCCAGCAGGCTTTGAAGACCCTGCTGCTGATAAGAGTAGGCTTGGGGCACGGTACGTCTCCGGCTACGCCACCTTGATCATCAGGGCCGGATCGGTGCCCTCGGTGAGCACGTACCACGTCCCGCCGTCGTAGGAAATGGTGGTTCCCCGCGGAAGGGGCTGGTTGACAACCAGCGCATCCCACTGGTAGCCGCAGGCGTGGACGGTTCCGCTCTGTTGGCCGTTGCCGTTGGTCTGGAACGCCATGATGCGCGGCTCGTAGTATTCGCAGCTTCCATCGAACCAGGTCGGCTTGGTGTTGGTCGCCACCCCGTAGAGGCTAAACTGGCCAGAGCGGTTGCTGCCCTGGCCGTTGAGATAGGCGAAGGAGTTGGAGCCTGAGTTAAACAGCCCACCGGCGCCGATCGTGTCGCCTGTGCTGTTGCTTCCGTTCGCGCAGATGATCGAGTTCACCAGCCCCACGAGGTTGGGCGGGATGTACGGGACGGTGAAGAAGAAGCACTGCTGTGCCGGCATGGGAGTCGCGTTGCGGAACAGGTAGAAGTAGTAGGCGTTGGCAACCAACTGGTAGCTGTAGCCGCTGCCGACCAGCACGGTCACACCGTTCTGCTCCTGCAACCCTTGGGCGTTGGTGGTGGCCAGGTTGCTGGACGCCGCAAAGTACGATGGTGCAGGACTGCCCGTGCCGCGCCACATCCAGATGTCGCCCTGCATGCCCTGCGGCGTGGCGGCCGAGCGCAGGCGCCAGATGCCGTCACCCGATCCGCTCTTGATGAGGCTCCAGCCAGCCGTGATGAGCGCGTTCTTGATCGCTTGGTTCAGCGTATCGTTGGTAGATCCGTCCACCGTCGTGTTGGTGATCGGCTGCCCAGAATAGATAACTCCCATTTCAGTTGAGAACCTCCATAATCAGAACCACGTTGTAGCCCATTCCGGAAGCGGTCGGGCCGCTAATGATGTATGGGCGGATGAGTTCGCCGGGGGCGAATGCCATGCGGCTGGCGAATACCTCGGCCGTCAGCACGCCGCTGAAGGCCGCCGCCACGGTGAGCGGACCTCCAGCGGGAAAGATCGATGTCCAAGCGCCGTCTCGCAGAACCTGCAGATCCAGGCTGACGTCGCCGCCGGGTGGGTTCTTGACGTTCAGGAACACGGCGCTCGGAGCAGTGGGCCGGGTCACGATGAAGTAGCCGCCGAGGTCCTGGGCGATTGGCGGGCTGGTGGCGATCCCGAAGACGAACGTGGCGCGGTCCCACCCCGGCACCGTGATTCCCTGCGTGGTAAGCACGCATTGGAACCCGTTCGCGAAGCCTGGCCCGACGCCCGCGTTGAGCACATCCAGACGCAGAAGATTGCCCGGCGCGAACGCGGTGTTCGTTACGAAATCGTTGGACTGGACGACGTTCGCGGAATTGATGCTGATCGGGTTGTTGAGGATCGTGGACCACGTCGAACCCCCATCCTGGGAAAGCAGGATGTCAAAGGTGAAACTGCCGGCGGCGGGCGGGCTGGCGAGATAAGCGAATAGCATGCCCGGTGTCGATGTGCGGCTAACGATGTGCCGCACTCCATAATCCACGCCAGGCAGAATCGGGTTGCCGAAGCCGGCAAAGAACGTCGCTTTATCCGCAAGGCTGTCGTCCTTGGTTGAGGACCCGCCGCCGCCGATGCTTCCGCCTGGCGGATTGACGACCGGGCCTTGGCTCCCGCCGATGATTGTCCAGTTGGCCATATCGCTTACGAGCTGGGCATCAGCACCATGCGATCACCCGGGTTCAAGGTCCCGGAGGCGAGTCCCTCGACAGTGTCGCCAGGCGCCGGGTTCACAGAGAGCGCGCCCGTGCCGGCGTGAATGATGTACCTCGGGAAACGGCGGATCGCATTGCTGGGCAACAGGTTCAGCGTTTGATTGACACCGGTGAAGGTCAGAACGTGATCGTTGGCCTTCATGGCATACGTCGTGGCCGCAATGAACGCCTGCGCGTAGCCGTCGCCGTAGATGAAGATCTCGCGGATGGGAGCCGAGGCATCACTCGATTCCACACCGGCCGAATTTACCGTGAAGCCGCCCACAACCATCGAGAAGTCCAGGAAGTTGGTGCTGGGCAGCGTGAGAGAGGTCGCCAGTTGATAGTTAGCGTTGTCGACGTCGCTGGAATCGACGCTGTAAGACCACGCTGCGTCCTCGACGATACACACCGAGGTTTCATCGAGAACCAACGGCAGATCCCAGGACAACTGGGTGGGCGTGTTCCCGGTGATCTTGCGGAGTTGGCCGCGCCCGGTGCCCATGATCACCCGCAGGATGTTCCCCACCTCGACGCCCGGCGTCAGGCCGCTGTAATTGCAGGTCACGTTCTGGTAACCCGAGTCGGTGATCCGGGTCGGGTTGCCAGTGTTCGGCGCATCGGCTGAGTTGCGAATGACAACCACGTCGCCCACCTGGATGGACAGTTCCGGATGGCCCGCAACCACTGCCTGCGGAGAGACGGTCAGTGTTCCGGTCGCATGGTCATAACCCGTGATCTGCACACTGACGAACGGCGTGCTGCTCTCCGGGCGCCCAACGACAGACAGGAGTCTGCCGACCGGATTGAAAGCGTTGGCCGGCGGATTAGCGTCGACCAGCCACCCGCAGACGACCTGATTCGGAGCAGCCACGCTGTCCACGTCCAGGCCCGCCACCCCCATGTGAATCGCCCGCTTGGCCTTGATCCGTATCTTTGAGATGTAGGGTGAGGGCAGCGCCCACGTCGAGCGCGCCAGCGGACCGCCGAAAGTGATCGAGTCCGGCGTGTAGGTATTGTTCGGACCCGCCGTCAACGCGCCCGAGGTCTGCGCGCAGATCAAATCGTCCTGGGTGGCCACGAACAGGACGTACGAAACCAAGCCCGCGACCGCCGGCCAGGTGATGTCTTCCAGGGTGAACGTGCCCGTTCCAGAAGCCGGGGTCCCGATGATGGCGATATTCGACGGAGCCGACGGAAGCCCATTCGAATCGATGGCGCAGATGGCTACGCGCAGCGTCACGTTGGCCGGCAACGAGCCGCCCGCCGCGGACTGCGAGATAGATCCGATCCCAGGCGCGCCGGCGCCGGTGGCGCTGAACTGGTTCACCGGCAGTTTGCCGGTGACAATGAGGTTGGCGAGCGCGCTGCCATCGGCCAGCGTGGTGTAGGTCTGGTTCAAATCGAATGTCCACTCATTCGGGAACAGCGCGTCCCAGGCGGCCGCCTGCACCTGGTAGGGCGCCCACGCCGGGCTGAGCGGGATCGGGTAAAACAGAGGCGGCAGGGGCGCGGGCACCACGTCGATGGGCTTCGGCCCGACGTCCAGGTCGTACATCGAATCCGTGACCGTCTGCCCCTGGATCTCAACCGACCAGTCCTTCTTCAGGCTCCACCGCTGAATCCGGAACTTGCCGGTACCGGTGGGCACGTCGGGATGCGTGATCGAGACCACCTGGCCGACTTCGTTGGCCAGGCCCAGCAGCGTGGTCTGCCAGGTGGTTGTCCTCGCATTGCGCCACTCGGTGGGATTCACGCCGCCGATTTCCTCGCGCGTCCGCGTGGCCGCGATCCGGAGCGCCTGGCTGAGCGTGGAGCAGCCGACGGAGTGCATCTGGCTGGTAAGCGGCGATCCGGCGCGGCCGTAGTAGGCCGCGTGGCCTTTGTCGCAATACTCTGCGGTGTTCGCCTGGTATTGATAGGCAACGTCGGCGAAGGAAAGCACCAGGTGCTCAAAGGCCGACTGAATCGGAGCCAATCGCAGGCTCTGGAACAGCAGATTGCCGACGGTGTAGGCGTCTACCGCGCTGGCGTTGATCCGGCAGCCGAGCTTCAGTTGGCCGAATTCCCAGGTGTAGAACCCCAGGCAGCAGTTGAGCACCTCGGTAAGCCAGTCGCGGAACGGCTTCTGGCTGCTCAGAATTCCCTGGAACTGGAACTGCGTCTCGGTACCGGTGCCGAGGATGGCTGCAACCTGGTCTGCGGCGATCTCGGCCGCGCCGCTTCCGTCGCCCACTACCAGCGACGGCAGCACAAACGTGGCGAGCTGCGCGGCCGACGACGGTCCCGGCCCGCCGCCGGGGTCCGATCCGGTGGAGGGGTCGCCATAGATCCCCATGGCGCGCAGCAGCATGTTGACGGCAATCCAGAACGGATTGATCAATCCCCTGACCGCCGTCCGGTTGCCGGCCTGGTCCCAGGTCCAGCCCCACATCCCGAAATCGATAGGGACTTTCATTTGGTGCTGGTCGGGGGTGCTGGGCTGGATCGTGGTCGATTTGACGATGCGGATCTCGCACGCCGCCGTGCCCGCCGCATAGACGTTCGGCTGCCACACCTGAGGCGATCCCTGACCGAGCGAGAAATAGTCGCTGCTCGGGTTCGCGGGGTCGTTGCCCGCGATGTATCGCAGCCCCATCCCCGGCTGGTATTTCGTCACGTTCAGGTTGCCGTCGATTTTGAGACCCTGCCAGGGGTAGCCGTCCACCATGGGGGCCACCAGATACCGATAGCCGTCCGCATTCTGCACGACCATCGACGGCGTGAACCCGCCCAGAGGTCCGGCACCAAGGATGCCCAATGAGTCGGCGTATCCGGACTCGTCCCGGTAGTTCACCATCAACGCTGTGGCCAGGAAGGCAAACAACGGGTTGCCGCCCGAGTTGCACCAGATCTCCGGCAGCGCCAGGCCCCAGATCGTGTCCGAAATGATTGACGTGGCGGTGACCGTGTTGCGGCCGAAACCCAGGAACCCGGTGGAGTCGTCTTTGATGATCACGCCCTGGGGGTCGGCCTGGTGCCCGCCGAAGTAGCGGGCCATGCCGTGCGCCTGGCAGCCATTGGCCGACTCGAGGTAATAGTCGCAACTCGCGGGATCGCCGCCACTCCCGTGCGCTGCATACGGACAATTCACGCCATCGTCGAAGGTCTTCCAGCACTGGCGGCTGAGCTGCCGCTCGGGGTACTGGTTCATGATCTGGAAGAAGCCGTCGGAGCAGGTCACCGGGAAAGTGGGCGTTCCATCGCTGACGTAGTTTTGGATGACGCCCTTCCAGAGCTGGAGCAGGATGCCGGAATTCACATGGAACAGGCAGAGGTCAATCTCGGCATACTTCAGGTCGGTGTCGTTGGCGAGCTGCGTCATGACGCGGTCGCCGTTACCGAAAGCGAAGCGCACGTTGTCGGAGGCGCCTCTGATGTCCTGGGAGATCAGGACGTCGGAGCCGGCCTCGCCGATGCCGACGAGGCGCGGCAAATAGAGTTGGTCGCCCACGGTCACACGGCGGTCGGAGAGATGGATGTCCGCGACCGCGGATTCGCGCATGCGGATGTGGACGAGCGGAATGACCTGCTGGACTTCCGAGAGGAGCGCGGTGGCCAGTCCGCTCGAGGGAAACCGCAGGCAAGTGGAGGCGACCGTGTAGCTGGGCGCCGCCGCCGGATCGACGACCTCGACGAGATTCAGTCCCACTTGGGCGGCGTTGCGCAGGTACTCGAACGAAATGGGAGCCTGCTCGAAGGTGACCAGCACGGCGCTGGTCGTGCCATCGGGATTGGGCACGTTGTAGGTGAACGCCTGCCATGGCCCCTGCATGGACTCCCAGAACGCCTTGAGCTGGCGGGATTCGCTCCAGTTCAGGTTCGGCCGCTTGAACTGGAACTTCCGCGGGCCGATGCCGGCGTAATACCGCTGCTCCTGCTTGGCGTCGAGCGAGCCGAAGCGATGCACGATCACCGGGCGCTCGACGGAGAAGCCGAACGGGTACTGCGTGGTGAGCGGGAATGTCTGGCCGGAGTTGATCACCGTGGGGACGGTGATGCGGCCGATGGTGTCGGGCATGGCGCCTTATGAATTTTGTCTGATGAGAGTGAGGCCTGGAGGGGGTATTCCAGGGCCTTTCATCCGAGTTGGCCCAGCGGTACACTCATATCTACGAAATTCAACGAAATGAAAACGATTGATACCGATTGAACGCGATGAATCCGAGAAGCCGCACGCCGCAAGAGCTGCGGGGCCACCTTGTTCGCAGCGTTGAATATTCTGGAAAGTCTCGGAGACGACAACACAAAGGAGCTTATTCAGTGCAGTGCCCCAAGTGCAAACTCGAAAATCCTGCAAGCGCCCTGTGGTGTGATTGTGGCTATGATTTTTCCACCGGCAAGGTGGACGAAGTCCACAAAACAGCCCCGATTCGAGGGCGAGGCGAAGTAATGGACGGATTAGCGGATGGGTATTTTTCATTTCAGAAGATGATCAGTCCAACGCTCATCAAGGTTGTGTACGTGATTGGTGTGGTGGGCATAATGGTGGCGGCGATTTACATGGTTTTCGCTGGCACCAAGGAAACCGAGGATACGGCCAAGCTAGTGAAGGTCCTATCGGCGCTACTTCTGGCGACTGTGGGCAACCTCCTGTGGAGGCTTGTATGCGAGCAGGTCATCCTCTTGTTCAGTATTCACGAGAGGCTAGCCTCGATTGATCGGTCGTTGAAGACCAGGTAGCGCGGCCCATACTTTGAGGAGAAGCGCACGCGGTAAGCACCCCGAGCGGTGGTTCCGCTACCCTTGACCCTCCACAACGTCAGGCCACCTCCACCAATTCCAGGCCCTGAACGTTCGTCCGCGCGATGTCCGTGGCCTGCGCCCATGGGCCGCGGAACACCACCGTCACGCGCCCCTGCGTGTTATTGCCGGTCGGATCGTGGTTGCTTCCGATCTGCTGGCCTGACGCCACATCGAACGGGTTGTAGAATGCAAACGGCATCAGGCCGCCTTTCCTGGCAGCCCAGAAGCCGGACAGCGTGCTTAAATCGGTCGCGCTCAATCGTTTACTGAGCATGAAGGTCCGGCGCGACGTCTGGGCGAGTTGCGACCGCTGGATCGTCTCATCGCGGTACTGGTTCTGGAGTTGCGCGTACTCGCGCGACTCAGTGAACGCGGTCGACAACGAGGCCGGCATCACGCCACTGGGCGAGGCGGATTGGAGGTTGCCAGGCATTTTGAGATTATGTGAGGCCTCCCCTTGCTATTTCTCGCACTCGAAGTGACGTATTGGCGGAAAGGTTAAAAGCAATGCACTGTCCCAAGACGCATAGAGAACGAATGATCGAGGAGTGTCAGAGGATCGAGACCCTCTGCAGAATCATGGCCGACGCCGCCAGCCGCCGGTTCAAAGCGCCCATCGACGACGAGGACTTCGAGGCCGGGGACGGTCCGGACTACAGTCTGGGCCTCCGGAGTGTGCGCATTCTGTTGGAGCGTGTTGCTCAATACACCCTCGGCATCGATTGCGAACTCGACGAGTCGTTCACCGTATACATGACGAATGTGCTGCGGATTCACCCGCGCGACCGGAAGCCCGCGCTGTTCCAGATCCCGATTCAGTGAACCAAAGCTTGTACGTCTCTACCGGGCAGTAAGAATCTACGCCACCATCAGCCCAGGCACTTGCATGTTGGCCGCCTGCTGCGTCCGGCCATAGCTCGAACCCTGCGCCGCCATCGACTGGTCCGTCACAAACTCCGGCGTGATGGGCTGGCCATTGATGTTCAGTGCAATGTTGGTCACGCCACCGCCCGGCGCCGTGTTGGGGCCGCCAGGCGTAGGGTACGTGCTGCCGGGGATGCCGCCCAGCGTCGGCAGGTTCGATCCATACATGTGCCAGGCGTTGTTCTGGAAGCTGGCCTGTTGGTAGAGACTGCCGCCCTGCTCCACCAGGCTCCCGGCATAGGGCGTCGTCGCCGACAAGGGCATCTTCTGGCCGGTTGCCTCCGAGTACAGCATCACGAGTTGCCGCACGCTGGGCGACCGCACGGCCACCGAAACGCTTCCGCCGAACTGCGACTTTGCAAGCTCCACGATCTGTTTGACGGTTCCGCTGTTGGTCGGGATGTCGACGCCGTAAACCGACTTGATGTCGTCGTGAGCGGTTTGCTGCAGGGATTTCACCCCGAAAGCCTTCTCGCCCAGACCAATGCCAAGCCCGACGCCCGCGCCGATGGCTGCCCCGAGTGGGCCACCCATCGTAAACCCAATAGCCGCTCCTCCTGCCGTACCTTCGGCGACGCCTCCCCACGTGCCGGCACCCGAACCCATCAATCCCCGTTCCGCCAGCATCGTTCCACCCGCGAACACGGCGGCGCCCGCCACACCATGCATGCCAGTGATGCTGCCTTTATCGTTTCGGCTGAACCCGCCCCAATCCGTGCTCTTGAGGTTCTGCAGGATGTTTCCGGGGCGAAAGCCGGAGCCGGGAACGATGCTGCCGCCACCCTTGCCGCTTCCGAGATTGATCAGTGACCACGGATTCAACTGATGGCTCACGGGTAGGTTCGCCAAATCCCCGGTCGATCCAGTGGCCGAATAACCGCCCACCGGAGAATAGCCACCCACTGGCGAATAGCCACCCACTGGCGAATAGCCGCCCACTGGCGAATAGCCGCCGCCGTCGAAAGCCGAGAGGGCGCCAGATCCACTGCTGGCGGTCGTTCCGGAGGCCGCGGACGCCATCAGAGGAGGAATCGCAAGAGTGCCAATTCCGGGCAGCCTCAACGGCAACGAGCTGCGGCCACCGAGCATCGGCGAGATCATCCAATTCAGCACGCCGCCAAGCAGCCCGGTGTTGGCATGCATCTCGGACGTCAACGCGTCGATGCTCCGCTTCAACGTGTCCGCACCGGGCATAATAGCCTCGCCCGCATGCACCACCGCCAGGCCGGTACTCCCTACGGAGCCTCCCTCGTCGTACGAGGGAAAACGAAAGCGGGTGCCGAGCGCCTTTATGATCATGCGGTATTGATCAGCAGTCAACGGCGGTGACGTTAAACCTTCCTGCGCTTCCTCTAGCCCGTTATCAATAATCCTGATGCCGCCTCTCTTAATACTCGCCGTCCCGCGCGGGATTCGGTCGAACTCGGGACCAGCCATCGGAAAGTTTATCCTTTCGAACCAGTCTGCATGGGTTTCGAATCCACGATAAGCCTCGGGTGTGGCATCTGATGGGATCAGCGGGCTAAAACGTGGTCTTCCAGTCCTGGGATTGATTGCCCACAGGAGGTTGCCTTCTTTAAACTGACTCCCCCGCATCGGTGCGATGTCGCGGGGCGCCCGCACGGAGGCGCTAGCTCTGCCGCCACGAGAAGCAGCTTCTTGACGCCGAATATCTGCTTCGGTCTTTGCAAACGCGTCCCTGAGATGCGGGAACTTCTCATCGATGGCCGCGCTGGCCTCATGTGCTATTTCGGGGTCGATCTCCGGGCCGCGATACATCTCATCGTCAAATTCTGCGGCTGCTCGCAACCGTCGAGTGATTCCGGCCATGCGGCCGCCCTTTGCGCTGGCTGCTCTGGCGCGCGCCACGGTCTTGCCGCGCGGGTTGAATATCCCGCCTTGCCACCCTGTTTGGATCAGTTCCTCCGCAGCCTCCGCGCCTTCCATCTCGATGGCCATCGGCCCCGGCAGCAATCGCAGGCCGGGATCATTCCAGACCTTGCTGGCGGTATCGCCGATCCAGTCGGCGAGGCCCGGGTAGTTCTCTCGCAGCAGGCCCAAGATGCCTCGATACCGCAAGCTGGAATCCGGCGCATCGGGGCCGCGCAGAACGCTGGCCTGGCGCCGCATGGCTTCAATCTCCGGTGAGAGTGGAACCACAAGTTCCGGGCCGGCCTCGCCGACGATGGTGGGGCCGGTGGTGATCCCGCCCTCGGCAAACCGGGGCAGACCGCCGGAGACTCCCCGGAGTATGCCTCCCAGGACGCCGGTCGGCGCAGCAATCGAAATGTTCGGGATGGAGACGCTTCCAATGCCGGGAATGCTGGGTGCGGCGACGGCAGGAGCGCTGATCCCCATGAATGCGGCCAGGACCGCCGTGAGCATCCCGACCGCAGCGGAGTTCTGCGCCGTCACTGCCGTATTGAGGTCGGTCGAAAACTTGATGGGGTCTTGCTGGCCGCCGAACGCGCCGTGGAACATGCCCGCGATCCCGCCCTGTCCGTTGCTGCCATAGATGAGCGGATGGACCGCGCTCCCGATCATCCCGCCGAGGCCTTCGGTAACCGGCTTCAGCACGGCCTCGCGGATCGTGCTCCCCAGTTGCTTGGGGAAGTCGCCGGGCTTGGTGAACAGCGTGTGCAATAAGCCGGAGGAAACCTTCTGGATCTCATCCACTTGCCGCTGCAACTCTTCCGTGCGCTTCTGCTCTGCGGCCGCCCGCTTGTCGTTCAATTCGTCCTGCGCCTGCGCCAGTTCGGTGTACAGATCCTTCTGCGCGTGCGCCGCCATCTCCATGCGCTTGGCCGCGCTGTCCTCCTTCTGGATGCGCGCCACTTCGATCTCGGCCAGTTGGACCGCCAGATCGAGGCGAATCTGGTAGCCCTCCTCCGGGGTTTCGGCCGCCTTCGCACCGCGCGTGGCCCGCCGCCGCAGCACCTCGCGCTGCGCCTCGACCCCGATGTCCTCGATGCGCTCGCGCGCTCCGAATATGTCGCCCCACTCTTTCAACTGTTCCTTGGAGGGAAGAAGCAGCCCCGTGATCTCCTTCGACCGTTCGGCATTCCGCTTCTGGTCGTACTTCTCGAATTCCTCCCAGGATTTCTGCATGATGACCGAAGCCTGCTCATCCGCCGATTTCCGGATGGCGGCGATATCCGCCTCGGTCGCCTTCACCTGGGCGGCCTGTTTCAACAACAGGTCGCGCAGGTAATAGATCTTCTCGATGGCCGACAGCTCCGCCTCGTCGCCCTTCTTCTCGAATGCCGCAGCTTCGCGGCGGAACTCCTTCAGTTGCTCTGCCTGATTCTTTTCAGCATCCAGCGCCGCCTTCCACCGCGCCTCCGTACCCTGCGCCGTCCGGAGCTTTCCGGACAGATCGAGAACCTCGGTTTTGGTGAGAGGCTTCTCCGACTCGAACAGTTCCTTCCGGTATTTCGCCACGTCCTTCTTCGCGTCGGAGTACGCTTTCTCCATGCCCTCGTGCGTGCCGAAGAATCGGGCGCGGAGACGATCCGTCTCCTCCTTGCCGGCGCGCAGGTCGGTACGGCGGGTGGCTCTCTCGGCCGCATCCAACGTCTGCTGCAACTGCTCGATCTGCTTCTGGATGTCCGCAGCCTTCCGCATGCGGCCCTGTTCCTCTTCGGTCGGCGCCACCGCCTGGACCCATCCGAAGTTGCCGACGAGGTTCTGCTGCTCGGTCTCCATCTCCGCGATCTGACGCTGGATCAGATCGCGATCCTGCATGATGCCAGGAGCCAGTCCCTCCATCTGCCTCTGAAGGCTGCGATGGGCGCTGCGCGACATGCTGGCGCCGTAGCCACCTACGCGGCGGACCTGTTCCGCGTCCTGGCGGGCCTGTTCCTCTTCGCGCTGCTGCCGCTCCTCGTCCCCCGCGGTGCCGATGTTGTTCAGGAACCAATCGACACCCTTGCCGGCGAAGGACACGGTGATGACCAGCCCCTCTTTGAACTTGCGCACCAGCGCGTCCCACTTCGTTTCGAGCACCGACACTTCACGCTGGTATTCCTGGAACCGGCGCACATCCTCCTCGGTCGGCCCGAAGCCCTCCTCGTGCGCGATGTGGAGGTTGTGGTTTAGTTCCGTCATAAACGGAATCGCCTCGATGCCCACGCGCTTGAAGAGGTCCATCGCGGCGGCGTCCCGCTGGAGACCCTCCGGAAGTTTGTTCAAGCCTTCGGAAATCTCGATCAGGATGTCGGACGTCGGCTTCATCTCGCCGGCCGCCGTGTGCAGATCGATGCCCATCCGCTGCAAGGTTGCCCGCGCCTTCTCGCCCTCCCGCGAATTCTCATCCGCCGCCTGCGAGAGGCCGCGCATCAACCGCTCCACGACGGAGATGTCCTGTCCAACGGCCTTGGCTGCGAACCCGAACTGCCCAACCTCCTTCGCGGTCAGCCCGGTGCGCAGCTCCGCGTCCTTCACCTGGGTGCCATACGCGCCCAAACTCTTCGCCGCCTCGAACGCCGCAACGCCGAAGCCAACCAGTGCCGTTGCGCCTGCCATCACTCCGATGCCGAACGGACCCAGCGACGAGAGCACGGAGCTTACCGCGCCCCGCGCTCCCTGGAGGGGATTCTCCATGAACTGGCCGACGCGATCCCCGAACGACCTGATAGCCTCGGCTTGGCCCCGCAGGGCCGCTTCTGCTTCCTTGGCGGCCTTGACAACAGCGGCCTCGCGTGCAGCTTTCTCCTCGACGGCGATCATCTTCTCGTAGGACTTCGTGATCGCATCGATGGCCGCCGGTTCCCTGGCATACCGCTGGAGCAGTTGATCCCGCTGGCTGATGAGTCGCTCGGCACCGCTCTTACCGTAGACCTCGGCCTGCTTTTCGAGCGATGCGATGAGCCGCTGGATCGAGGTCCGAGTCTGGTCGGTGATGCGGATGACCTTGCCGTGCGCCGATTCCGCTTTCTTTTCGAAGCTGTCCAGGCCGGCGTTGGCCTGGCCGACGATTGGGGTGACCTGGTCCTCGGCTTCGAGAATTACGCGTTCCGCTTGGTCGGCCATTTCACGCTGCTTTGAGCATCACAATGGGACGCGCCAAAAACGCGGCGAGCACGGCCTGGCGGTCTCGCGGCGACACGCCCCACTGTCGCTCGCGCTGGTTGTTATAGAAGGCGATCTGCGACGCCGTTTGCCGCCTGCCGGGCATGGCCTCATCGAGAAACCCAATCGCCGCACGGTTCTCGTTGGCGGTCAGCACCTTCAGGCACCGCAGCGTGTGCCCGCTCCAGGTCCAGTCGCGGATGGGCTGGAGGCCGCGGGCCGCCTTGTAATCCGGGTAGCCCCTGCGCCCCGGCTTGCCGGGCTTCAGTGGCGCCGCCGCCTGGTCGTAGATATTCTGGCCGCTCTGAATACGCACCCGAATGGAGTCCGCCAGCACCTGCGCGAATCCCTGCATTTCGGTCGCGGTGTATGGCGAGTAAACAAACCGGGCCTTGCGAATCACTGTCTGGAATCTGGGCATGGGATTCTACCGCCGGGACAATTTGCGGATCAGCAACTCCTGGAAGCTCTGTACGCCGCTGTCCTCGGTCGATATCTGCTCCTGGCGCGCGGCTTCAATCATCTCCATCGCCCGGAACTCTTCCTCCGTAACATCGGAAAGTGTGATGGTCAGGCCCATGGACTTGGCGCCTATGATCCGAAAGCACCGGCGCACCAGGACGCCGTTGGGCGTGTCCATGGCCTCATCGAGCAGGTTCTTGGGGCAGGCTGGACCGTGGCTGACATCGATGGCCTTCCAGCCGGCGCCGCACGCCGGGCATCCGTCCAATTCCGTCTGCGCCGAGTAGCCGCACTCCCGGCAGCGGAACACCCGGTCCGGGCACTCTTGCTCTGGCCCGCAGAGCGTTCCCTGGCGCAACACCGACCGGATCAGGAACTGCACGCCCGGACCCTCGGGGGAGTCGGGCGTCACTATTCCGGGTCGTCGTCTCCCTCAATCGCCAGGGACCCGATCACCTCGGACACCGCCGCCGACTTGTGCACGATTGGCACCGCGCCGGCATACCCATCGTGCGAGACATGCAGCTTGTCGTAGAGCGCGCCACTCGGCTCCAGAAACGCCCGGGTCTCGACCGAGCGCCGCGCGGCGACCACGCTGGTCGAAGCCCGCTCGTGGTCTTGCATCTCCTTGGCGGTCGGCATGCGCAGTACATGCGTCACCCTGGCGCCGGGGACCTTCATCACAATCCGGTAGTTAATCCCTTCGCGCTCCACGCTGGCGACCGCGCACCGCTCGATGCGTCCGATCACCATCCCGGCCTCGGCATCGTCAAACTCCGGACCGTCCTTGTCGGTACGGATCTTGGCGAACAGCTCCGCGTTGATCTTCGGGAGGTCCACGTCCTCGCTCTGCGACTTCCCACGCCCGAGGAAGTGCCGCACCGTGCGCTGGGCGCGCGCCCAACCGCACCATTCTTCGTCCGAGGGGAAACGCACCTCACACTGTTTTTCGCCGCCCGAAAGGATCGGCACTACGAACGGCTTAGCAGCGTCAAATACCGGCGTCTTCGTCTGTTCCATATCTCCCCCAATCCCTTACTGGCAGATGCCATTCTGTGGCGTTGTGATCGTCATGGTCACCAGGCCATTAGTGGCGTCATAGAGCTGCACACCGGTGACCTGGAGCGTCGCGATGCCATCCGTATTGCCAAGTTCCACGACGTTGAAGCCCAACTTTTGGATCAGCATCGTGAAGGAGTTGTCAGCATCGCGGGCCATGGTGAACGTCGCCGTCCCGGTGGTCAGGGCGATCAGGCTCGCATATTCCGTCGAGCCGGCCTGGACACGAACCACAAACTGCACGGCGAAGGTCCGGTCGCCCCACTCGAAGCGCCCCTGGATCTGATAGCCATCCTGCGATCCCGAGCCGGGGAAAAAGCCGGGCCGGAAGTTGTTCTCCCAGGAGGCGTCCATGGAAACGAACTGCTTCGCGGCGCCGCCAGTGAGGTAATTGACGCCGTTGAAAGTCAGCGCGGTAATCATGCCGGCGTTGAACTCATGCGGCGTCACGGCGGCGGGCAACGTGATCCCGCTGGGCGACGTGTACATGCCCGTCGTCACGCATTCCACCGAGCACATCGCACTGGCGCGGCCTGGCGAATTCTTGATGGAGAGCTTCCATCCTTTGACCGCGCTGCCCACCAGCATTTCGTCCAGCACAGCCGAGCCACCAGGCCGGATCTGCTGCACGAACGAGAAATACGGCAGCTCGAGGCCGGTGGGATTCGTGGCGCCCAGCGCCGGAGTGATCACATACGTGTAGGGGCCATTGCCGCTCAGCACAACATTGCCCAGGGCGAACGACATGGCCCAGGCCAGGATCTCCGACGAGGCGTATTTGGAGATCTCGAACGTCGGCATGTTGTAGTGCGACTTGAACAGTTGCGTCGGGAACTCGTGGCCCTTTCCGACTTCGGCCCGGTCATCCTCGTTCACCGGGACCTTGGCCCAAGGCTTGGTATTGAGGTTTGTGTGACGCCACATCGCCGTCACCAGATTGGCGGCGCCGATGGCGGTCTGTTTGCCGAACCCCCACCCATTCATGAGTTCGTTTATGTTCGCCATGGCTACTTTTCCTCCTCGGCCGGCACCGCCGGCTTGTGACCCACTGGCGTGGGTACCTGAGTCCAACCGCCTGCCATCAACGGTGAGAGACTTTCCGCGGTCGCCTCGACTTCTTTGATCTCACCCTGTGGAGATTGCATGTATACCCGGTCTGCCATTCTCGTTCCCTCTTTCAGCGTTATGGGTTGTACGATTCAATCAGCCGCACCGGAACCTCGAAGTATTCGAAGGTGGCCCCGTCCGCGCTGATCACGACGGTGTTGCGCCGGGCCGATGGAAGGTAGAAATCCATCGGCTCGCAGTTTGTGTCGATCTGGGTGTGCAACATCCGGAGGCTGCCGCCCGTAGGAATGTCATTCACGATCCAATTGAATAGATCCTCGTAGCCGACGTCGGCATCTTCCGGCGCGCGCAGGTACAGAGAGAAGTCATGCACGAACACCAGCGCATTACCGAGCCTGCCCGGTCCACTGCCGTGCCACGCGATCATCACCGAGCCGGGCGGCATGGACAAAAGCGCCAGGCGAATGTTGTTCTGCGTGGGCTGGCCGAAAACGGTGGCGTTCTCGGTGTAGAACTGAATCTGGGCGTCGTCGCCCCCCAGCGCTTTCACCAGATTTGGCAGAGACTGGAGCGCCGTCACCCACTCGGCCAGAAGCGTTTTCGGGTGAATCATTGCGAAGTTATCCGGCGCGCAACACCAGCGCAAGCTCGACCAGCCCGTACGGGTCGGGCTGGCGTGTGGTGGCGACCACGAACTGCGATCCCCAAGCGGTCACCCAATCTCCGCGTTGCGGGAACCTCGGCAAATCGGCGGGGTTGACCGCGATCTCTTCGACGTTCGCCAACGCCCCAGCTTCCTCGCGAACTCGCGCGTGCCGGATGATTGTGATCGTGACTGGCGCTCCGGTCGCCACCCCTGCTTCGACCGGTTGATACACCACCGGCTCGCCAAACGCCTGTTGCATAATGGCGTTCGCGGCCGCGTCGATGATGGGCCAATCGGACATATATAAGGATGCGGGGCGGCGAGTTGGCCGCCCCCAAGGTCGTTGCGCAGCACCAAGCGGTTACCGTCAGGAGTTGCTGGCGAGCGCGTACAGCACCCAGACTTCGATCTGGCCGGCGGTGAGCGGGCCGGAGGCGACCGTGACGTTGATCTTGCCGGCCGCAGTCATCTTGAATGGGGTGGCCGCGCATGTGGGTGCGACCACCGCATCCAAACCAAGCGACGCCTTGCCGGTTGCGGTCAAGATGGAGTTGGATGCGGAGCCAGCAGCGGTACCAATCGCGACCGTGGCCGATCCCGATGCGGTGACCGCGGCGGTGGAGTTCACTACGCCGCCGAACACCACGGCATTGTCGGGAATGGTGTCGCTGTTGGCCGGAGTGCAGGTGGCGCCCCCGTCTACGGAATAATCGTAGAGCGCGTGCGCGACCCTGACGCCGTTGACTTGGCCGGAGAAGCCGGGCACGCCAAAGAGCACGACATCGACGGTCGCGTCTCCGGTCAGTTGCGCGGCCTCCGCGTTGCCGATCAATAGGTTGCTGCCAACCGTGCTGGTGGCCTTTTTGGCGGTGTCGTCCCAATAGACGAGATCGCCCTGCGCGAAGACGCTGGCGTCCTTTACGATCCGAACGACGCCCTTGACCTGGCCCTCCACTGCGGCACCGGACACGGCGTCTCCCGAGGCCACGGCGAAGATGTTGCCGACCTTGAAACCGGCGCCCGAAAGCACGTCATAGGGCGCGGTGAGCGAGAGGACTTCTCCTCGATGCACGAAGTTCTTCATGGATTGTTTTCTCCTGACTTTTGGAAACCGGGCGGCGCAAGCCGCCCCCTGTTGATTACCCTTACGGTCGTGCCCTTACGCGGCTCCCGTATTCTTCTGCATGCCGCGGTATTCGATGGCCGCGGCGCCGAAGTCCATGCGCGCCTTCATCTCGACGCCGTCGACCTCGAAGCCCTGCTTGGTCTCGAAGTACACGCCCTCCTGACCCTCGAGGAAGCAGTACTCGACCGTGTCGATCTGGGCCGGATCGGCGAAGAGGTACCAGGCGGTGAGGCTGCTGTCGTCGAGGCGCGGTTCCACAACCGGGACCAGACTGCGCACCCACTCCGGAACGACCTTGGTCTGATCCGAGGAAGCGATGTTGATCGGAAAGATCAACTGGAGGAGGTAGCCTTCCAGCGCCGCCGGAACCGCAACGTACCTCGGGACCAGGTTGAGATGCGTGCCGGCGGGCCCCTTCTGCACGCGCATCTGCGCCCGCGCCTTCGTTACTGCCATCAGGGCGTTGGCCGAACCCACCGTCGGGTCGATTGACGTGCCGGGCGTGCCGCTCAACAGGTTCTTGTGGTTCGCGTGGAACAGCGCGGTGCTCACGGTATCTCCGGCGTACTTGGCCGCCGAAGCGCCGGTGATGACGGACCAGACCGTCGTGCTCTGCCGCTGTGCGGCGGCCGAACCAAGCTGTTCCGATACCCGCGTGAAGGCCTGGAGGTCGTCGTTGATGATCGAACGCCGGGTGATGCGCACAATGCCCCCGAATTCGGCCAGCGAGTAGCTCACCCCGGAGTCGGTCAGCGTCGCCGTGCGATACTCGCCGCTTTCGCTCAGCGGAGCGAGCTCGGCCAGATCGTGCAGAGCCATGCGGTTGATCGGCTTGAAGTCGGCGGCGGTCGTCTGCCGGCAGAACGGCCGGAAGGTCTGCGGGAACGCCTGATACGCCTGCCGGAGCGTCTTGTTCGCGACGTTGGCCAGGATCGAGGGGAAGTCCGATGTGGATTCCGCGCCACCCCCGAAATACGAGCCGCTCATCCCGATGAACTCCGGAAGCCTGCGATAGTTCAGCGCCTTCTGCGCAATCATGTCTTTCGACATGCCGCGCGTGCTGATCCCCGCGGCATTGAGGGCCTCGCGGGCCATCTCCATCAGGCTGAACCCGACAAATTCCCGCGCCATCTCCGTACGCTGCCGCTGCACTGCGGGCGTCTCGTTGCGGTAGAGCATCGGGTCGATGCGGAACAAGATCGCTTCCTGCATGCACGCGAGTCTGGTTTCCCCACCGTCGCGGGTGATCGCGATGTGCTCCTGCGTGTCGTGCCGGCCTCCGTCGACCGTCCGGCCCGCCAAGGCGACCAACTCTTCCTGGATCTTGGCGCGCGCATCCGCCAGCGTCACGCCGCTGTCGATCATCGCGTCCACGAATTCCTGGGTGAGGCCGTACTTCGCCATGGGCTTCCCGATGGCGCGGATCTCGGTCGCGGTCGCGAACCGGCCCCTGGCATCTTCGGCCGATACGCCCGAGGCAATCAGCGTGGTCGCCAGCTTCTCCATATTGAAGCTGGCGCCCAGCGCAGTGATGCCGCTCACCCGCTGACGCTCCAGCCTCGCTCCCTCGGCGCGCGCCGCGTCGAGTACCACCTGGTCGTTACGGGCTTCCGTGCCCGGCTGAGTCGTTGGTTCCATTGTTTCCCTCATTGGGCTGGTTGCCCGTCCTGCATCCGCTCCCACCGCGGATAAAAACTGCGTACTGAAATCCGCCGGCACCGTGATGGCCGACACCTCGAAAGGCTCCCAGTCGGTGGCGACAAATACCGGCGCCTGGCTGCCGCTCGGGTGCGGCGCCATGGTGCCGTTCCCGTTCTGGTCTTTGGCTGGCGCCTTGCTGTAGACCCAAGTGCCGAAACTGAGGTTCCGGATGCGACCGGAAACGATTCCGGACCACAGCCGGTCCGTATCCTCGTTCTCGCCCTCGACGCCGAACTGGAGCGTGGCCATCCCCTGCGCTCCATCGGCCCACGCCTTCGCGACCGATCCCCGCTGCGCCTTGGACCCGACCTGGCCGGCCACCATCGAACGGAGGTCCAGCCCGCTCATGTGGCAATCGAACACGGGCGCGCCCGCGTTCAGCCGCTCCATGCGGCACCCTGCCATGTCGAGGCGCAGCATGTATGGCTCGCCGGTCACCGGGTCCATCCGCGGCACCGTGGCGCCCCCGTACCACACCACATCCACCGTGCGGTTTTTCGCGTCTGCCGTCGCCGGCTGGAATGAAATCTCATCGTCTGCAGCGGCAAAAACCTCGCCGGGCGGTTGTTTGATATTTTCGAGTAGCGCCATGATCCCTCCTTAAGCCTTCGTCTCCTCTTACGTCAGGTACGTGCGCGTCGCGGCGGCCCAGTCGCGCGTCGCGCGGTGCGAGGCGCCCGCGACCAGCAGCTCCCTGACCATCCCCAGGTCCTCCTCCGAGAGCGCGTCCATCCCTTGGCCCTTGGGCTTGCCCGTCGCCGCCTTGCTGCTGGGGGTACGCTCCTCGGTTCCCGCGGGCTGTTCCTGGCCGCGGAGCGTGGTGTTGCGCGGGTCGCAATCGAGGATGATTTCGAGCTTGTCGACCAGCTTGTTGAACAGCGCAATTTGCCCGAGCTGGGCGTTGGGATCGTACCCGTTCGCCAGCACCGCTTCGAACCAAGTGATGCGGCCCATCCGGATGTCCTTCAGCGCGGCCTCGGCGTCCTTCACCGGATCGACGGATTCAAACCGTGGCGCCGTCCACTGCGTGGCGTACAGATTGATTGCCGGATCGTCGACCGCGCGCGCCGGAATCTTGCCCAGCATCACGAGGGTGTCGATCACGCGGCGGCGCACCGGCATGCAGAACATCGGGATCAGCGTCAACCACCGGTAATTCTCGATGGTGTTCCGAAAACCCAACTGGCCGCCGCGCCACGAGGAATAGTTCACCTTCGAGAGATCGCCGGTCATCAGCTCGTAGGGCAGCCCCAGGCCGGCGGCGATCTCCTCCAGCTCCGTAGTCTTGTATTCCCGGTAGCCACCCAGCGCCGGCGGATTATTGAACTTCACGTCCTCGCCCGGCTTGAGGTACGCCGTCATGCCGGGCTGGAAGCTCTCCACCGGGTGTGTCGTCAGCGGATCGTTGCCCTTGAACCCGAGCCACGACCCTTCGATGCCTTCGGGCTGCGTGATCATGGCGACCACGCAGGCCTCGATCTTCTTCCGCACCCGCTCCGCGTCCGCGTAGTCGTCGAGGTCGCGAAGCGCCAACATCACCGGCGTCAACCACGGCACGCCGCGAATCTGGCCAGGCCGCAGCACGCGATACGTGTGCAGGATCTGGTCGGCCGGGACCGGCTGGCTGAGGATGCCGCCGCGCGGGTTGAGGACCAACATGCCGCCCGGATGATACGTGTAGATCCAATAGGCCACGCGGCGGCCCAGTAGGTCGAACTGGACTCCCTGCATCACTGACCCGTTGACCGTGCCCATGGTGCGCGCGTGGTCCAGGAAGTCGGCCTCGAGCAATTGAAGCTGCAACGGCACCCGAAGGTTGTCCTGCGCCAGGCGCGGCCGGAAGCGAACGATGGACTCTCCGCTCTCTGCCATCGTCCGCATCACCAGAGCCTGCATGCCGTAGAAATCCAACCGTTGCGGCGTGTCGCAGGCCTCCACGAAGAAGGGCCACTCCGCGTCGATGATCTTGTCGATGCCGGCGTTGCCGGTCTTCGACTGCGGCACGATCCCGGTGCCGACCCCATTGCCGACCAGTTCCTCGGTCGCCTTCACCGCGTAAGGATTGTTCCGAACGAGGTCGCGGCTGCGATTGCGCAGCCACACGAGCGACCCCATCAACTCGACGTTGGCGTCGCTCGAGGGCGCGTACCAGCCGTGCGCCCGCCGGCCCGCGGACGATCCGTCGTAGGCGAATCGCTCCGCATGCCGCTCCATGTAGTCCTGGGTCAGCGTGAGCGCCGCGCGCGCCTGCATCCGGCGCAGTGCGTATCTGGGCGCCATTGCCTCGATGGTGCGGTCAATAAGATTCATCGGTTACCAGGAGCCGTCCCCGCGGCGGTGCTGGGCAAGAGTGGATTTGCTGTCGGAGGCGCCGCCATACGTGCGGATCTGGTTTTCAATATCGCCTTTGGCCTTAAGGAGCTCGTCCATCGAGCGATACGTCACATCGCGGCCATCGGGGTATCGCACGCGCGACACCTTTTCTCCGATTGCCTGGTTGATCGAATCGATGTTCGCCTGCAGTTGTTGGAGAGTCAGTGCCACATCAACGCCCCGTCGCCAAACGCTGGCAGCATGTCTTTGAAAACGCGCCGAATAAAGATCCCGGAATTCGGATCATTTGACTTGCCTTGTTAGCCGCAAAGAGTGATGAATCGTCATGCGAAGGAGAAAAGCAGATGGCGGCAACGACGAGCACCAAAAAGAGCGCATGGAAGCCCTGGCACGGCTTCGCGATTGAGATCGGGCCGGACACCGACCTGGGCGGCGAAGGCCTCCTGATGTACGAATACGCCAGCAGCGGCTACACACCGGTCGCGGCGGTCAGCACGCCCAACGAGGCGCAGGAGATCGCTGCAAGCTACAAGCCCCAGGTCGCCGGATGCTTCAGGCTTTGGGCGCGCGGGATCGATGGCAAGTACATCATGGTCCCGGTGGTAATCGACGGGCACCGCAGATAGCAGCGCCCAACGCCCCGCCCGCGCCCGCCCGGAACAGGCGGGCTTGCGGACGTGAAGGAGCATCACCATGAAGCTATTCGCCATCGACAACGACAACACCATCACCGCCTTCCCCGCCGCCGAGCAGATTCCGGAAGGCCAAGAGCAATTCGCCAGCGAGAAGGAGCTTGCCAAGCTCGCCGCCAACTGGCCCACCGACCGCCTGATCCAGATCTGGAAAGGCTTTGCCGGCGTCGCCGGATTCGGCGGCGACCTGAAGCCAGTCAAGAAGTTCACGAACCGCAAGAGCGCCATGGCCCGAATCTGGAAGGCCATCCAGGGACTGGACGGCACCGCGCCGGAGACGGCCACCGCCGCCCAGGAAGCCGCCACCCCCGCGCCCAAGGCGACCAAGGCTGCGCCGAAGAAGGCCAAGGCGACCAAGGCTGCCAAGGCCAAGGACGCCGCCCCTGAGGCGCGCGAGGGCAGCAAGAAGGCCATCGTGCTGGACCTGCTGCGCCGCAAGGGCGGCGCAACCCTGGCAGAGATCGCCAAAGCGACCGACTGGCAGAACCACAGCATCCGGGGATTCATCAGCGGAACACTCGGCAAGAAAATGGGCCTCACGGTCGAGAGCACCAAGAACGACGCGGGCGAAAGGATCTACCGAATCGCAAAGTAGGGCCACTCGCACGAGGCCGCCAGCCGCGAGGCTGGCGGCTTTTGTGCTTCAGTGCAGTGAATCACCCGGTGAGGCTGTCATCGTCATGCTGCCGCCCTCCGCGATGAAATTAGATCGAAGGTTTCTCCGGTAGCTTCGAGGAGTACTTGCTCGCCTGAGAACTGGATAAACCGGCGGCAGATCACGTCGCAGTACCGCGGATCGATCTCAATCACGCGCGCCTGCCGCCCCGCCTTCTCACAAGCGATGATCGTCGTGCCGCTCCCGGCGAACGGGTCCAGGATGGTGTCGCGCGACTTGCTGCTGTTGCGAATCGCACGCTCCACCAGCTCCACCGGCTTCATCGTAGGATGCAGATCGTTTTTGACCGGCTTCTTCACAAACCACACGTCGCCCTGGTCGCGGGCGCCGCACCAGAAATGATCCGTGCCTTCCTTCCACCCGTACAGCATCGGCTCGTACTGCCGCTGGTAATCGGAACGGCCCATCGTGAACGTGTTCTTCGCCCAGATGACGAACGTGGACCAGTGGCCGCCGGCCTCAGTGAACGCGCGGTGCAGCGTGTGTAGCGTCGAAGACGACATGCAGACATAGAGCGCGCCCTTGGTGACCGCCAGCATGTTCACGCAGGCCTCCTTAAGAAACTGCTCAAAGTCGGCGCCCAGGTTATCGTTGGCGATTGGCCTGTGCGTGCCGCGCAGCTTGTCCTTCATCGTTGCGCCGTAGTTCACGCCGTACGGTGGATCGCAAAAGACCATGTCGGCCAGCCCGCCAGCCATCACTTTCTCCACGTCGCCGAGTACCGTGGCGTCGCCGCAGAGCAGGCGGTGTCGGCCCAGCAACCACACGTCGCCGGCCACCGTGATGACCTTCTCCTGCGCATCCGGAACCGCATCCTCGTCGGTCAGTCCTTCGCGCGTCTCCTCCGGACCCGCCAGGATCACTTCTAACTCCTCTGCGGAAAAACCCACGACATCGAGGTTGAAGTCGTCTTCCTTGAGCGACTCCAGTTCCACCCGCAGCATCTCCTCGTCCCACCCGGCGTTGAGCGCCAGCTTGTTGTCGGCCAGCACGAACGCCCGGCGTTCCGACTCGGTCAAATCCGCGAGAACGATTACAGGGACCTCGGTCATGCCCAACTTGCGGGCGGCCAGCAACCGGGCGTGGCCGGCAATCACCACGCCGTCCGGGCCGGCCAGAATGGGGTTGGTCCACCCGAACTCGACGATGCTGGCGGCCACCTGCGCCACCTGCTCTTCGGAGTGAGTCCGGGAGTTCCTGGCGTACGGGATGAGCCTGTCGATTGGCCATCGTTGGACGATGAGATCGCGCAAGGCACGCACGGCAGACGCAGCCTTCTCGAATATCGTGCCTTTGCCTTGCGCGATCCCCATGGGTTACGCCGCCGCCGGCTGGTCGGCGTGGAAGGCGCGCAACTTCGCCGCCGTCTCGGTCAGGTCTGCAACGGCCTGCGCCACCACCGGGTTGTCGCCCGCCCCTGCCTGGAGCGCCGCGATAATGGAATCCACGCGGACGGCCTCGTCGTCGCTCGCCTTCTTTACGTCCGCGACCGCCGCCTGCAACTGCGTTATTTGATCCGTCAATGTCATAAGTCTCCTTTCGATCCTTTGCTGACTGTCTAAAATCTGATCCAGCCTCTGCATGACCGGCGTGATCAGAATCCTGAGAACCGCCTTGTACACCTGCATAGCCCACCTACCCTGCGACACGAACCTCGGCGTCGCGCTTCCGGCGCGGCCCGTAGTGCGGGTTCGGCCCGCGATGCTTGATGGCACGCCCGTCCTGCTGCTTGGGGTTCAACGCCTGGTCGACCGGGACGCCGCGCGCCGCGGCGACCGCCGCAAACGTCTCGCCGGTCGATTCGAGCACTGGCTCGTTTCCAATCAAATTCGTGATTCGACAGACGATTACATCGCAGTAGGCCGGAGAAATTTCCGCACCATTTCCAATCCTGCCCAACGCGGCCGCCGCCGCCATCGTGGTTCCGCTCCCCATGAACGGGTCGTACACCACGTCGCCAGGGTCGCTGTACGCCTTCAGGAAGAACTCAACCAGCGCGCGGGGGAACGGCGCGGAGTGCGTGCCCTGCGAAGACTCCGACTTCACCTCGACCACGTTACTGGGGCGCGCGATGCCGGTATGCCGGCCTTCCGGATTGGTGGCGGCATTCAGGTTGTTGTGGCTCCTGCGCCAGGCATCCTGATTTGGGCCGCCGTCGGCCGCGGCGCCGCGCGGACCGGTGCCCAGCAACCCGCTTCCGGAGGTCGACTTGGGGTTGTTGGGCGAGTAGTCGAAGCAGTCCTCCGACTCGTGCCCGACCGCCTCCGGCCGGAATTTGATTTGCTGCTGGCGGCAGAAATGGAACACGGGCTCAAAAGCATTCTTGAATCTGTTCCCCCAGCCGCCCGGCACGCCGTTGTCGGTCTTGCGCCAGCAGAGCTCGTCCACAAATCGCCAACCCCACTGGCGCTTGTGAGCGATAACCAGATCCATCACGTACAGACTTCTCTCGCCGTCGTCGGCATGCGGCTTGATGTTCAGGAGGTAGGAGCCATCGTCCGCAAGGACCGCCGCGATGTTCGCCGCCACGTCTCGATACCAGTCGGCATAGTGGTCCGGTGGGATCGGCCGGAACCCGCTCGAGGAGTCGTACTCACGCTGCGCGGCGTAGGGCGGCGACGTGATCACCACGTTGGCGCGGGAATTGGCGGGGAATAATATACCCAGAATATTCCGGTCCCTGCAATCGCCGCACACCAGGCGGTGCGGACCGATCAGCCATACGTCCCCAGGCTGGGTGACCGGCTGGGCCGGCGCCTCGGGAATCGCCTCCTCGACTGCGTCCACGGCCTCCGGCGTGTCGCCGATGGCCAGCAGTTCCGCCATCTCGGATTCCGAAAAGCCGATAAGGTCAAGGTCGAATGCTTCCCGCTCCAGCTCGCGCACTTCCTGCGCCAGCAGTTCAAGGTTCCACCCAGCATTCATCGCCAGCTTGTTGTCGGCGATGATGTACGCGCGCCGTTGGGTGTCGCTCAGGTGGTCCAGCACGACCACCGGAACCTCCTCGAGGCCCAACTGCCGCGCCGCCAGCAAGCGCCCGTGGCCGGCGATCACTCCCGCGCCGGAGTCTACCAGGATCGGATTCACGAACCCGAACTCCCGGATGCTCGCCGCGATCTGCGCTACCTGCTCGGGCGAGTGCGTACGGGCATTGCGGGCGTAGGCGCGCAGCTTCCCGGTCGGCCAGATTTCGATCTGCCGCACCATGGCGGGCGTGATTATGGTTGTGCTCATCGGCCCAGCCAGTTCGTCACATCGAAGCGCCCGATGTATCGCGGATCGCCCACCGGACGGGGTTGCTGCGCCGCCACCGCGATCTCCGCTTGCGGCAGCGGCGCAGGCCTGCGGGTCACCACCGATTCAAGAAACGCCCAATGCTCTTTCGTCAATCGGGTGAGGTCGCACAGTTCCGCGGCCGCACGCGCGTACACGCCGCGGAGGTCCAGCGGCTCGTTACGCACCACGGAATCCTGTTCCCACTCGACCTTGCCCGACGCCCGCACCACGCGCCGCTCCGAACAGAGGCCCTGGAAGTAGACCTTCTCGTAAGCCGCCGGGAAGTGGCAGTATCCGGGCGGGAACGCCCCGCCCTCGAGCGCGGTCAACCGTAGCAGATCGTAGAATTCCTGCTTCGCCCAGTGCGTCCCAACCGTCCAGATCCGGACGCCCTGCCGCTTTTGCGCGGCGTCCGTCCCGCTGACGCCGGAGATCAGCTTGAACGCGTCATCGTTGCCCTTCACTGGAATCACGGTACGGAACGAACACACGCGCGTGCCTGCCGGACCATAGACCGGCTGCGGGTGGCGGCGCGCGAACTCGTACACCGGCGCCGGCTGTCCATCCGCGCGCCTCTGGAACCCGGTATCAATCGCCATCGCCAGGATCGGCATGGCGCCGCCGGACTCATGCGGCCAGTCGCGCGACAGCAGCACGTCGAGTTGCGCCCACGGACCCGCCGCCGTGATGTTCGCCGGATCGCCGGGGATCACCTCGTACCACACCGACCACGATTCCCGGTTGGGCGCATACGCCACCGCCTCGAACTCGAGCCGGTTGTGCTGCACATCAACGGCCGCCACCAGCATCAAAGCCCGCATCGGCACGGTACCCAACGGGTAATCCTCGCGGCGCGCGTAAACCTTCTCCCAATCGGGCGTCTCGCCCTGCTTCCACGTTTCCGCCAGGGTCGTGTTGACGAACGTCTTGAGCTGCTCCGGGTCGTCCTTCTTCGTCAGGAAGTCCAGAACGATCTCGCACAGCTTTTTCCACGGCGACGCCAACTCGTTGATGTGAAACCCCGCCACGCCGGCGAACGGCGCCCCCGCCAACCAGCGGCCGATCTCGACCGCGCGCCACCGCTCAACGTCGTTCCAATGCGCCTGGCAGTGCTCGCACTCGTAGTACGCCGACGCCGCCCGCGCCTCCTTCGTGGCCAGGCCGTTGTCCCACTTCACCTGGGCCCACTTGAGAACCTGGAACGAGCCGCAGGCGTGGCATGGCACCGTGTACTCCCGCTGGTCGGAGGTCCCGAACGCCTTCGCGATCCGGCTCTCGCCGTCGATGGTCGGCGAGCAGCAGAGCACGACTTTCCGATTCCAGAAGGTCGCCGTGCGCTTGAACGCCAGGCTGATGGGATCGCCCTCGGTGCCCGACGACGCCGGGTACTTATCGATCTCGTCGCAGAGCAGAAACCGAATCGGCAGCGCCGCCAGGTTGCCCGGCGAGCCCGCTGCGGCGATGGTGAGGTGGCCGCCGGGGAACGCCTTGTAATCGAGCGTGTTGGTGGTCCTCGCGGTCTTCACGTCCGAAACCTTCTCACGGAGGCAGGGCGTATCGCGCACCATGGGCGCCATCCGGATCTTGCTGAACTTATCGCCGTCGGAGTCGCGCGGCACGATCAGCAGCGTTGGGCCGGGGTCGCGGTCGATGATATAGCCGAGCGCATTCTCGATGAGGACCGTCTTCACCATCTGCGTCGCGCTCATCACCACCACGGTGTGCACGGCGGGGTTCGAGAACGCATCGAAGATTTCCCGCTGGAACGGCAGCGTGTGCCATTTGCCGGCATCCGCACCCGACTCGCTCGACAGGAAGCGATACTCATCCGCCCAGCCCGTGACCGACAGCTTGGGCGGCGGCGCCCAACCGCGCGACAGCCCCGTCACCAGGCGTTGCACGCTCATCCCTGGTACCCGGTCAGATCGAGCAGCGCCTCGCTCACGACGTCGTCAATCAGGATCTGGCATCTGCTGGCATCGGTCTCGATGGCCACGCGTGGGCCCAGCCGATGCCCCAGCGCGAGGAGCTTCGACTTCGCGTTCGCGATCAGGCCATCGATGGCGCGGCGCACCTCGGCCGCCTCCACCAGCTCGTCGTTCTCGAGGCGCTCCAGACGTTCGGCGCGGCGAAGTTCCACCAAGGCGCGCTTGGCTTTCGCCGTGAGGAGAATGCGGCCAGGGTCCGTCGGCAACCGGTCTGGTATCGGGACGGGGATGGCCGGCGCCGCGCTCGCGGCGGGCGGCGCCGACTGGCGGCGCGCGACCGAGTCCTTGTGCGAGAGATCGATGTGGGACTCGATCCAGTTAAGGGCCTCGGCGACATCCACCTTGCCCTCGGCCGTCACCGGCATGCCCTTCTGGACCATCTGCGAGACGCGCGCCTTGCTGACGTGCAGGCGCTTCGCAAACTCTGATTTTAGGAGCGTTTCCATCGGTTAAGGGTTCGGGTTAAGCTACTTAACTTGCTCATGCTCAGGCGTTCTCCGCACCATTTCCACCCGCGGCCGGCGCCGGTCGATTGCAGGTCCCGGAGATGGGCTGGGCGGGTGGCGCAGCCATCCGCCCAGGGAGGGGTCACGCGACCGGGGCCGGGGCCGGCGGCGTCAGCGAAGCGATCTGAGCGTTCGCAACCGCAACCAGCGATTGCAGCGCGCCCACCAGCACGCCCGCCGCCGACTGCTGACCGGTTTGATCGTTGGTCACGACAGCCTTGGCTGCATCGGCCTTGGCTTGGGCGGCATCGGCGGCCGCCTGGTCGTTGCTGGTCTGCACCACAGCGCCCTGATAGCTGGTATTGGCCTGCTCGACTGCCGTGATGGCGTCGGCCAGCGTTGGTACTACTGTCGTTTGAGTTCCCATGGTTCATCTCCTGAAAGTTTCCGCGCCAATCACGCCGCCGCCTTGCTGGACATACAATCCGTGACGCTCAGCAGGAAGATCGCGCGGTCGCGCGGGTCGATGTACTTCAACTGCATGACGTGGGCGACCACCTCGTCGCCGTTTTTGATTTCTTCGAGGTACGTGTACTGCTGGCCCAGGTACTGTCCAAGTGACGGCGGGGAGGACGGCCCGCGTTGGGCGTTGGAGAGCGAATGGAGAAGCTCTATCTGGCCAACACGGCGGCCGCTACCACGCCTCTTTGCTTGGCCGGCTTTCACCATCCGCGCGGCCTCTGCCGCGTGAACGCGGTAGACATGGTCACCCGCAGATGAGATTACTTGCACTCGCGGAGCAAATCTGTCTGAACGTGGAACGACCATAAAGGGTGGGCGGGCAGGTTAGAACTGGGCAACCTGTGGACCTATGACGCTTCCCGCAACAGCGCCAGCAAACTTACGCGCCGATCATGGCCCAAAACATAATCGATGTCAATACGTTTTATTCGCTTTGTTTTCAAAGGGAGAGGAGGTGGTGCCAAGTAGGAGTTGTGCGATGGATGAAAAAACACCCGCACCCCGAGCAGTCACGCGCCGCCAGTACAGTGGCCACCAACCGCGCCCACGTGGCCCACGTTGCGCCGGAGAGGACTGGGTGGACGTGTGCGATGACCACGGATGTCACCAGGCCAGGAGCGCGCACCGGTGCGTCGTGTTCACATCTGAGCCCGGTCTGTCCCGATTGTCCCGATAAATCGCGTCCTTACGCGTGCGAGGGCATGTTGTCTGTCGGACAGACGACATACCAAAAACAACCAGGACATCGGGTACATCGGGACATGTAGCTGAGGCGACGTGGTTTATATTGTCCCGATTACATAATCCATCGGGAGAACAGGGACAACGGTTGGAGTTGGTATTCCACGTGCTTTTTACGCGTGCGCGCACGGTCGCACGACATCTTGAGATTTCGCTGACCGACAGACAACATGGCCTTCCCTATACATGCAGATGGGGACATCGGGTCGTGGGCGGATCGGCGACTTTCTTCGCCGATCCTCGCGACGCCACCCCGGTAAGCCCGCCCGCGCGGGTGCTTGAAGAGGCGGCTGTGAAGATCTGCCCGTAACGACCCCCTTCGGATCGAATCGGAAACCGATGATCGGAAAAGATCGCACCGAGATCCCCAAGCGTGTGAAGAGTCCTGAGGCAAACGCGGGTTGATGCGAGGCGTTTGGGTCGTCTATCCCTGGGGTCGGAGGACTGGGCGTCGGGTTTCCCTTCTAGTGTTGGTCAGGCGCCCCAGGGGAAAGCAAGTCGTGTCGGCCGTAGTGCTTATTGCGGGTCCAGCGTCTCGCGATTCCTCCTTACCCTCACTGAACGGCGATGTACAGCGTCTGCGTCCCTGGCACACCCCCGAGCGTGAAGGTCAGGGGCACGGTGTCGCTGGCCGCAACGTTCGGTACCACCACGTTGAACTGATACAGTCCGACCGCGTTTGGCTCAAGCCCGTCGTATTGCAGCGCCGCCTCGGTCTGCCCGAAAAGGATATGCAACGGCGCGGCCAGGGTGTTCAATTGCGGCACGAGTTGGCCAGCCGGCGTGTTGGGTGTCACCGGTCCGAAGCCGATGCCCCACAACGTGAGGATGTCCCCGAGATGCGCGCGGCGCGAGGCTACACCGGCAATGGCGCCGGGTGGGAGGGCGAAGGCGCCGTCCTGGAAGAACGCCGCGATGTATTGCTTGCCGGCGATGATGAACGAATTCGGCGCCAGCAATCCCGGCTGCTGCGGATTCACCGTGATCGTGTACGGAGCGCTGGCGCCGGCAGCCGTACTGACGATGATCGGTTGGGAGCCCGTACCGACATTCGATGGCACTTGGACGTTGACCTGGGCCGGGCTGACGTAGGAGACGAAGGCGGACTGGCCGCCAACGGTCACCCTGGTCCCGTCCAGCAAAGTGGGCGCGTTCACGCCGTTGAAGTCGGCCCCGCTCCATAGGCGCGAATCCGCCGCGAGCTTGGCGCCGTAGATTTCGATCCAGGAGCCGGGGGCGACGGAGGTGAATGCTCCGAACGCACCCGCGCTGACGATACCGCCGGACGCAATCGAGGGCGGCGCGGTCGGTGGTGCAAACGGGGTCAGCAGCCGGACGCGAGCGGTGCCGAGAGTGGCGTCCGCAACATAGACGGTGCCGTGACTGCCGAGGGCAACTCCGGCAGGGAGGTCGAGCATGGCACTCATGCCTGGCCCGCCGTCGCCCGAGAACCCGTGCGCGCCGGTGCCTGCAATGGTTGCGACGGCGCCATCCGGCGTGATCATCCGGACCAGCGCGCCAGAAGGCTGTGTTACATAGAGGTTGCCGGAGGCGTCCACGGCGACATGCCAGGGGTTGTCGATTGCGGCGACGGTCGTGATGGTGCCGCTTTTCGATACCTTTCGGACCCTATTCCCGTTGGCTTCGGTGATGAAGAGGTTTCCAGCCGTGTCCACGGCCACGCCGAGCGGGCGGGCCAGGCTGGCACTGATTGCGGGTACCCCGTCGCCCGAAGCGGTCCCGCCTCCGGCTACCGTACTGATGACGCCGTTTGCCGACACCTTCCGCACCAAGTTGCTACCGCCGCCGTTTGCCTGGGCGATGTAGAGATTTCCGGTGGTGTCCACCGCCAAGCCATACGGAATGGCCAGGTAGGCTGCGGTAGCTCGCCCTCCGTCTCCCAAAGCGCAGCACTGGGCGCCTCCAGCCACGGTGGTGATGATGCCCTTGGTGTCCACCTTTCGAACGCGAAACAAGCCGAAGACAGAATCTGCAATGTAGAGGTTGCTCGAGGTGTCGACGGCGATAGCAACGGGCGACAGTTCGGCGTCGGTGGCCTGGACGCCTTCCCCGACGCTGGAGCCCCCGCCGGCGACCGTCGAGATAGTGCCGCTTGGAGAGACTTTGCGAATCAATGTGCCGGCCACGATGTAGAGGTTTCCGCCACCATCCAAGGCTACATCGTTGCAGGGGTTCCCGAGGCCTGCGCTGGTCGCCTGCCCCCCGTCCCCGGTGCCGGGGTAAAAGTAAGTGTTTCCGCCGCCAGCTATTGTGCTGATCGTGTAGCTCTGCGCCCAGCATGGGGCGGGGATGAACATAGCCACAATTCCGATCAGACAGAGGAGGATGCTCTTCGTATCTCTGTTCATTAGGCTCTCCCGTCAATGGAAATCGGGTTAGGTCGGTCAAGTTCGAGGACCGGCTTCCGATTCAATAATCCTGCCTATGGTTTAAGTGTGTAGGTTATCTGGTCTGTGGGAGCGCTTTTGTCTTGGAAACCGCAACCGGTGCTAAAGCTTGCGATCGTGATCGCATTCCCGGTTTGGCTAGCCCCGATTAAGGCGCCGGAAGACCAAGTGCAACTAAGACATTGGGAGGCGCTGGCAACACCATAACTCCAAGCTGTCGAAGTGATACCGGCGCTCTTGAGTCGTGCCGCTACCGGATTGCTCGCGGTTGGGCCAACGTACCATGTAGCGCTTCTTGGATTTGGACGGTTACAGGTGTTGGTGTCACTGACATCGGTCGTCAGGTTTAGTGACCATTCCGTGGCCCCACCATCGGTGACACCCGGGCCGCTGACCGTGACAACAGCGGTCCCAGGGTTACCCGCGCTACTGGGCCCCACATATGTGCCCGCCTGAAAGGTGGACGACAACAGATTCGGCGCCGGGACGACCTGCGGGTACCCGGACGAAAGCGTCAAGTTACCGTTGTGGTCCACGTTGAATTGCATGGTGACGTTGATGTATACGGTGAGCCCCGGGGAGATAACCACCGGGACATTGGTAGCGCTGATCGTATTGCCGGAACCAGTCACGGTCGAACGCTCGAAGAATGCTTGCGGGGTTTGCGCGCGAGCGACAAACGCCACAGCGGAAAAGGCCATAACAGTTAAGGCGAGCCGCGCGGTGCGGTGCCCCGAATTCAGACCTCTCAGAATCATGAAATAATTCTCCTTTTCGAAATTGGCGGTGAATCAAGACGCCTGGGTGGGGCACCGCCGATGCAATTCTCCCCGCCACGCTGGTCATGCCGCATCGATTATAGATCCAACCAGCCACATTGGAGCTGTTTATCTCATTCTTTCTGTTCCGAGCACGTTGCGTGGTCCACAATTCCCGTTCCTGCCGAGGGCGCAGGAGGGCGGGCTATGGACTAAGGGCGCCGCTTTTGGACCCGGCCTGCCAGCCAACCGGGCCGCAAGCGGGCGACGTTTCAGGCTCTGAATCTAAAACACTTGAATGCCAATTACGGTGCCCTGGTATCCCCGCCGCTCGTTTCAAGTGCCGCGATCTTCTCCCGGTAGAGACGCTCGAATTCCTCAAGCTCCTCGATGCGTCCGTAGTTCTTAAAGGTGTTCAACCACAGCGTCCCGTCAACTCTCAGGACGCCGAACTCAATCTCCGCGGGGTGGGACGAGAGGCCCGCATACAAGGGGCGGCAGAAGAAGTACGTGCCCGGATGCTCCTGGCAGTACCGCTCCATGCGACGCCAACCGCCGCCCCGGTTCACGGCTCGGCTCTGGGGAATGATGTTTATGTCGAGGACGCCGCCCAGAACGTGCCCAATTGCGTGTCCCCTGTCGTAAGGCAGGCGCTGCGACTTGTCCACGGCCTCAACGGGTCCCAGAGTGCGGCGTCTCAACCGGGGGGCATTTCGCGGCTCCGGGTTGCATCTCGATACTCCATGCGCAGCGATGAGGCGGTCATCGACGGCTTCGGACGGCCTCACGCGGCCCTCATTCACCAGTTCCGTGCTGAGATCCCACAGGTACTCGAACCCTTCCGCGTCAATGCGGTGGACGTTGTGCTGGTGCGGCAGCATTGCTACGTAGGCATCGAGCCAGACGTAGGGCAGTTCCTCGGCCAGAAATTCGCGGAGGCTCACTCCCTCTTGCTTCGGTGCCGAGGCAAGCACTCCGTCGTAGTCGATAGTTGCCAAGCTCATTGCTCGCATCCGAGTGCGCAGGCCATGCAGAAAGTGGCTAAAGACCTGGACGAGAGCGTCAAGGTACCGTTGTGGCCGACGTTGGCGGTTGGCGCATTGTTCGCTGAACGGGACGCCCACGTCCCAAGAGCATGGTAATACACCGCGCCGCGGCTGACGTACTACTGGTGTTGGGGGTTCGCCGACCACGATCCGTTCCCCGCAGTGGCCGCACTCGATCCCGACCGGCGCCTCGGCCTTCGCCGCCGGATCGTTCGTCGGTGCGTCGCAGGACTCACGGAACCAGTTCATAAATGCTCTCTCCGCCACACCGCGACGAAGAAGTGCATCAGTTGCACGATCTCGTCCCCGCGCAGGCCATTGATCGGGTCCTGTGCTTTGATCAGCTCCCTGAACCGCGTGATTCGCTTCCGGTAATCCTGGGGGGAAACTCCATGTTTGCGCTTGAATGCGGCTGCCGACATCGACTTGGAGTCGTTTTGGAGTCCTCTGAGCCTCGGGCCGTACAGGATTACAAACTCATATGCGTTCGGCGGATTGATCTCGCCCATACTCATCAGCCCCCCATGATCACCAGGTTCCGACAGTGAAGGTCGCGCCATACCGCATTCTGGGGCTCGATCTGGTGCAGGTCAATGATCTTACGGTCAGGCGACAGTGAGGTGCGCGGATTCCTCATGGAGCAATCCTGTCAGATAATGAAAACAGAGGCACTGTTATGGGTATCGACCAGAATGAGCATTTGGAGCTTCGGGGTCAGGTGCGGCGAATCCAGGCGAGCAAGCGATTTGCCAACGCGCCAAAGGCCAAGATTCTTCTCAACCACATCGTGGAAAAGGCGCTGGCGGGTCTGGAAGGGGATCTGAAGGAGATCCTGGTCGCGCAGGCGCTGTACGGCAAAGGGCCGGCCTTCGATTCTGGGAACGACCGGGTCGTGAGCCAAGCGGCCGGGGACCTGCGGAAAAGGCTGATCGAATACTACGCCGACGAGGGGCGCCGCGACCGCTGGGTGATCGCGATCCCCATAGGAGGTTTCGTTCCTGAGTTCACGGCTCGATCCGAACCGGAGGCGGCCGCCACTCAACCGGCTCCATCACCCGACGCCGGGAAGGTCGGCGCGAAACGGGCGTGGGCACTGAAGGCGTCGGTCGCCGCGGTGGTGGTGATTCTGGTGGGGGTGCTATACGCGCAACTCTCCGGCTCCTCGGTGCGGATCACGAGTCCCGCAGACGGCGCGACGGTCGGCCCCGTGCAGGACATCACCGGCAAGGGCTGGGAGCCGAAGCTGAACAACTACTTGATCGTAGAGCCTGTCGACCAGTCCGGCCGGCGGTGGGTCCAGGGCCAAATCGCGTCGCCTGAGTGGACGCGGAGCGCGCATTTCGGGCAGGGTGACACGCCTTCGGGGATGCGCTACCGGATCTACGTCCTGTCCACATCTACAGCACTGCCGATCGGTGAGCTAACAAAGCAAACGGATAGTCCGCAGGAATCGCCAGCGATCACGGTCACGCTACGGAAGTAGCGGTTGCAGGGCGTGCCTGCGGAAGGTCGTCCTGCCTGGCCGGGGGCGCTCCAAAGGGTATCAGCCGGCGTGAGTGGCAACAGAGCCGATGGGAGTGGTGACATGGCTGACTCACGGCACCAATGATCGCCTCAGCCTGCAAACTGAGGAACGACTTTACGGGCCAATAGGTACCGACACTGGCGTCGAGGTAGAGCCGTTTACCTGGATCACGAGGGGCACAGATGTACCGGTCAGACCCGATGGAATCTCCAGGTTCACCTGATACAACCCGGCGAAAGTGGGCGCAAGGCCGCCAAAGTCCACAACGGCGTCCTTGCCTCCTACAGTCACGGCGAATGGCAAGATCGCCTGCGACAGGGTCGTTGTCGATGCCGCGGAGCCAGTCGACACCTGCGGCGTAACGGCACCTAAACCCGTGCAGTAGATCACAACGACCTCCCCGGGCTGAGCAGGTTTGGTCACAGTTACCATTTCTCCCGTTAAACCGTGCATGATCGCCGGTCCGATGCCGCCACTGACAAAAACAGCCGGTTTGGCCGGCAAAACAGGAACGTCTATCGGCCAACTATTGCGACCGCTAGAAGAAACGACAATTCGCGCATTGCCGGGTGCTGCAACCTCGAAGGGTACCTGAAAATTGATTTGCTCGGAACCGGCCACGTTGGCGACCGCCAGCAGCGGCGCCGGAATGTCATTGACTGTAACAGACGTACCCTGCAATTGAACTGGCAGCGGAAAGCCTTGGGCGGAGGATACGCCCGATACGGCGCTCAGCCGAACACCGAACAACGACGCGATCGAGCCAGGCGATATGCCGGATGCAAAACTCGCTGCATCTACAACGCCATCGGCTATGAACGTCGGCGCATCGGCGGTCACCACGGTAATGGTAACTGCGGCCGTGCTGGAATTTCCTTGGGCATTCCTCGCACTCAGCGCTACCGGATAAGCTCCGGAGGCGCCGAAAACGTGCGACACCTTAGCGCCTGCAGCCATCGGACCGCCATCCGAGAACACCCAATTGAAACTCAGGGCGGAGCCGGAAGGATCAACACTTCCGCTGGCATCAAAGTCAACCGAAAATGGCGCCACACCAGTAACGGCGCTTGCGACGATCTTCGCACTCGGAACCGAGTTCCTAAGCTGGACGACCGCTCGATTGTTGTCATAGGTCAGCTCGGTGAACGCATGCTCTTCGTTGACGATCACGACTATGTCGCCACCCGCGGCCGGGTATGTAAACTGACCTGACAGAACACGCCTGTCGCCCGCGGCAAGCGGCGTCTCACTTGTGAGGGTCGCAATCTTGACGGTTCCAGCGTAAACGTTCGCATGGACGAAGGGTACCGGCAGGCTGCCCGCATTATGGACGGTGAGTTGGACACCAACCTGTGCTCCGGGCGCCGGAATCGCCGGGGTGACCTGCATGTCCGGGTTCGCAACCGCGAGATCAACTGAAAGGAAGTGGCTGAGCGTGTAAATATCCGTGCGCCCGTCCATTGGCACATTCTCCAACAGGACAGAACTGCCGCCAATGGTAGCCAACTGTGAAGACCGTTCCACGAGCGTTTGTAGATAACAAAGATGGAGGCTGCCGTCGGCTGCGTAATACCCGCTTACCCCGTGGGACCTTCCCGGAAGTAGGTTCAGACGAACATCGGAACTCCACGTCGAGGTGACGGGATCGAAGATCCGCGCGAACAGGTTCGCATCCCCGTTGTCACTAGCCTGCTGCCAAACAAGAGTGAGGTTGCCGGCCGGATTCACCAGAAGATGGGTATCGTAAAACGCCATGGAGTCGGCACTATCGCGAATAACATCCGGCGTTGACTGTTGGAGCGTGGAATGGACCAGTTGCCCGTTGCGAACCCACACGAGATGGGTGGAACCCGCATTGTCAATAACGGCCGAAGGCAGACGATTCTCGCCGCTCGCTGCGTAATTCAAGGTAGACGCCCACGCGGCGCCGTTCCACGATAGCAAGTCCAGCACGTCGCCGCCGGTACTTCCCGCGGGCGCATCGCGCTGGATAACGATGACGCCCTGCGAACCCTTCAGAGCTGCCGCATGGCGCGAAACCCCTACTAGACCGCCCATCGCGACAGCCGAAACGCCGAAGGAGGACCCCGTCCAGAATGCATACTTGATCGCGGACGGGTTGGCGCTGGTCGATGTGAATTCGCCGCTAGGATTCGATATCCACGTCAGCATGAGAGCACCCGCAGAATCGGTAGAGATGTGCAGGTCTGTATCGAAAGCAGTGTCATCGGTTAACTGGGTGACCGGACTCCAGGTCCGCGAGCCCGCATTGAAGACTGCGTAAACAACCTCCATCTCTTTATGGAGCGTCTCAAGATCGGCCAGCGTTTGGACCGTCTGCGCCCATGCCTGGTCCTTTACTCGCTTCCATGCGGCTACGACATTGCCGTTGCGATCCACACCCAAAACAGGCGACATCTCCAGACGGGTGTCCTGGGCGACGAATGCAGTGGGAGTCCAACCCGTGCCATCGTTAATGGACCAAGCGATGTCGGTGGACTGCTCCAACGGCAGGGTGGGGTTCTGATAGGCCCAGACCAGTAGGTCCAGAGCGCCTGCGTGAATCAATTGCGGGTTGGCGCCAGGGAAAACATTTTGGACAAGCTGCTGGTTCACGCCGCCGCCATCTGCTGTACCGGGTTGCCCGCTGACGTCGAGCGCTCCGACTGAAGCTTGCAGCTTGCGTTGTGCTGATTGAGGATGCGAAAGAGCAGCATATCGGCCCCAGCGATCATACTTTCGTTGGATCGGTCGCAATTCAAGGTTCACGCTCTCTTCGCGTGCCAACGCCACAGTGACGCCACAACCTGCGCTTGAGCCGCTCGTATCCGATTTCTGGCAACTGAGCTGAGCGTCTCCGGCCTGCCACTTGCAGAGCCACGCGATGGACGCCTTCGCGTCGCACTTCCCGTCGAAGACCCACCAGCTTGCGTCCGCCTCGGCCTCGACTTCGGCGCCCAAGGTCAAGCCCACCCCCTGCAAGTGTGGTGATGGAAAGCCGACAGTCGTCGCGCCCGATCCATAAACTGAACCGTGTGCCGACAGGCCGTCAGTGACGTTCACCTCCAGGCTGCCTTTCAGTCCAAGACCGATTTCCACTGTTGCCGCGTCAAATGCTAACTCGCCGTTCTGCTGGGAGAATCCGACGGTAGTATTAAGGCTCGGCGAGATCTCCCCGTGGAGCATGGCATGCTTCTTGAACGAATCCGGGAGAGCAGCGAGCGCCGCGATTCCCGTGGCGCCAGCGAGGACATCGAAGACCGAGGCGTCCTTCGCCAAAGTGCCGGAGATGTCAAGGCCAACCGTGGCGTTTTGAAGTTGCAGCCCGTATCGCGATCCTAAGGTGAATCCGGCGCTCCCGCTGACGCTGCCATCGAGGTCGCTGCCGAATGCGGTGAAGCCTGTTGATCCCGTAATGCTACCAATGCCAGAGCCGGATGAGCTGCTGACACTGGCGTCTATCGACAAAAAGGTCTTCTTCAGGCCGAACTTCTCGCCGCCAAGGAAAGGTACCCCGTCTGGAACACTTATGTTGACGTCCTCAATCGCGGGATTAGGATATTGAAACCCCCAACCGTAGGTGACATCGTTACTTGTGATGTCGATGGAAGGGAAAAAGCCCATCTGGTGTGTCGTCACTTCCAACCAATCCGGCAGGCCGAAAACGTGCACTTGCCCCGTCCAGGGCGAACCCGTCGTGCCATCCGTTGAGATCGGGATGATCGTTACTACCGACGGTGCGAGTTGTGCTGGAAAGTCCTTGGCCATGTGGAAGACGTGAGAGGTGACGGAACCTGCTGCACTGTCGGTAGCGGCCCTAACGCCATTAATGTCAAAGCGCACGGAACCAGGTGTCCCACACCATGCGACAGTTACGTCGATACGATTGGGAACGTCGCCAAACGGGAGGAAATAGCCACTGTATTGCGTCTGAACCTTGGTGACCGATGGCCGGCAGCCTGCCAGCGGGTTACCCGCTTGCTGAACTTGGATGGATTGTCCCGCAATGTCAAGCACGGCATTGCGCGAGGCGGCGCCACCGTTCTGTTGGACGTTATATACAATCGACGCCCCCCCTGTCCCGCTGGGCTGAGAGAAAGTTGCCCAGGTGGAATCGCTGGCAGCCGACCAAGGACAACTTGGATCGGTGGAGAGCCTTATGATACCGGTAGCACCTTGATAGCCAGGTGTAAGCGATCCTGGGTTCACTGTATATGTGCAGGTGCCTGCCTGGGTAACCGAAAATGTCCGGTTCTTGATACTGATCAAGCCGCTGCGCGTGCCTCCCGAGTTGGCGGCAACCGAATATGCCACGGGTGCGCTACCGGTCGATGTCGACCCCGACGTAACGGTCAGCCAACTGGCATTGCTGACGGCATTCCAAGGGCATCCCGTCGCGGCCGTGACGGCGACACTGCTTGTCGCCGCGGCGCTGCTGAAACTAGCGTTCGGAGGTGCGAGTCCATCGACCGAACACGAGGATTGGGTTACTGCCACCGCGATTCCACCAATGGTGATCGTGGCAGAACGCGGAGCGGCATCAGCGCTTGCGGACACCGAGACGCTGACGGAACCGCTCCCACTGCCGCCGGACCCGGCTGGGACGCTGGCCCAAGCGTTATCCGTGCTGGCGGTCCAGGAGCATCCTGGGGCGGCCGAGACGGCAATGTTGTACGTGCCTCCTGCGGGACCCGCCGACACAGTCAGTGGGCCAGGTGTGACCGTGCACGACTGGACCACAACCGCGCGGCTCACCGAGGTACTGCTCGTGTAACCCACCTTCGCGGCGGGCCCAAACGTCACAGAATAAGAGCCTGGATTCGATGCGGAGGTCTGGAAGGGAGCCTTGCCGTCTGAACCAGTCACGAGATTAGCGCTTGCGGCGCCTCTCACTCCGCCTACCACCGGGACAGTGACACCGCCCACGGGCAGCCCACCCACAGAAACAGCCGCTGTAAAGCTAACTGTTTGACCCAGTGAAACGCTCTGCGCGCCAGCCGGAGACACGTCCAGAGTCAGTTGCTGCGGCCCCGCCGCCGTCACATTGAACGAGCCCGTCAGCGACGCACTGCTCAAGCCCGGCGTGTCGTAGGCCGTCGCCGACCAGTTGATCGTCCGCGCCGTGCTGAACGACCGCGTGAACGTCACGCTCGCCGAGCTCCCGCTGGCCGTCTTGTGCTCCACCGCTGTGCC